AGGCGACACGCCATCTTTGAATCTGGCCGCACATTTGGGCAAGCTGACGCGCTTCAATGATCCGCTGGATGCGGGCTGGGATCTGCGGGATGCGCGGGGCCGGTCGGCGCGGGTGTTTGCACCGGGCAGTCAGGGCCGTGAGCGGCGGCCGAAGGAGTGGTATGAAAAGATCGACAACGAGCGCAAGCTCTGGGCGGGTGCGGCACTGGCCGGCACGGGTCTGGGCGCAGCGGTCATGCACAAGCTGGGCGGCAAGAAGCTGACCGGAGCCACGGAGCGGGCCGTGCAAGCTGAGCGGGCCAAGATCCGCAAGGCGCTGCAAGCCGTGCACAAGAAGCGGGCCGCGGCAGGTGGGCCGCCACCGTCCAACATTCGATTCATGCCCAAACCATCCGCAGGGGCAGCGGCTTAATTGACAACTTCACCCAAACTGACAGACACACTTTTTCCATGAACACACGCCAACTCATTCAACTCTCCTCCCGTCTCAACGGGGCACTCAACCAATTTGCCCTGGTGGCTAATGCCAGTGGGGAATACCCGTGGCAGCAGCAGCAGCGCGAGAAGCGCAATGGTCGCATGGTCAAGGCGGGCGTGGGTGCCGCTGTGCTCGGTGGTGCCGGAATCTACGGCCATCAGAGCGTGATGAACCGCGCTGCCGCCGCTGGTCCGGTGCGTGCCCGTGATGCTTACAAGTCCGTGGGCAATGAGGTGATGGACAAAGTGAAGCCTGCTATGGATGCCGCTGGAGCGCGTGCGGGTGCTTATGGCAAGAATCTCAAAGGTGCCTATCAGGGTGCGCGTGCCGGTGCTGCTGGCATGGGCTGGAAAAAACCCGGCATGGGTGTGGGCCGCGCTGCGATGGCGGCCCTCAAAGGCGTGCGCTTCTCTACCGCTGAACGTCTGGTCGAACTGGAAGCGCAGTTGGATGGGGCGCTGGTGGAGTTTGCGGAGCAGCCATCCAACAAAAAGAAAAAACTGGCAATCGCTGGTGGTGCTGCAGCCGGGATTGGTGCGGGTGCTTATCTTGGTGACCGCGCCATCATGGGTGCCGCCAAGAAGAAGTATGGATTCACCCCAACTCGCGCCAATGCTTACGGTGATGCCGTCACCAGCGGCATGCAGGCAGGAAAGCGCGGCCTGAAAAAAGGCATGGCTCAAGCATCTTATCATGCCGAGCCAGCCCTGCGCAAAATCAAGGGTGCGCTGGGTCTGCGTAAAGTCGTGGGCAAGCTCAAGTAATCCATCATCCCTCATGCCACCGCCGCCATGACATCCCTCTCCCAACTCTCCCGCTTGCTCACGCAGTTTGAAAAACTGGATCTTGGTTACACCTATGACGACAGTTACCCCTGTCTGGCATCATCGGGTGACTCCAAAGCACCGAAGATTCAGTATCCGAATCTGTATGTGAACCGGGTGAAGGATGATGTCATGGCGGTGCCGGAGACGGGCACGGCGCTGGTGGAATACAAGATCACCGGCCGCAACATGAACCAGCGGGATGGCAAGAAAAAGTATGGCATGGATGTCGAGATCCGCAGCTTTGACCCGCAAGCCGGAGCCAAGCTGCTGGCCAAGGCTGGCAAACCCGGCGCTGCCAAAACCCTAATGCTGATGGCGCAGGGTGAGGTGACGGAGTTTGCTGGAGGTTACATGAACACGAATGACGGAGTGCAAAAGGAGCGCGGGGTGGTGGCGCATCTGAAACGCAACGCGGCTACTTATGCCAGCATTCCGCTTTTTCTCCCCACACCTGCTGATGACGTTTTAAGCAATTTAATTCCGGCGGCTGGTGCTGGAATTGACCGGCTTCTCAGGAAGAATAACAACATCCGCAAAACCAGCTACGAGCCAAAGGTGGACAAGAAGGGTCGCGGCCTGTGGAAAGTCCAGCCGGATGGCAAAGTGATCAAATTCTCCGACCGCACCCGTGATGGTGATGGGCAGTTTGTGGGGGCGGCGACGGGTGGGGCGGACCCGGTGACGATGCGGCAGGCGTATGGCAAGAAGCTGGCGGTGGGGGCGGGAGCGTCGGCACTGGCCGGGGCGGGGCTGCTCGGTGGCACGCAGGGCGGGCGCAAGCTGGCCAGCAAGGGACTCAAGGTGGCGGGGGCCAAGCTGCGGGATCTGCGCGCTGGACTGGTGAGCCGCTCCAGCGGTGGCCGTGGCAAGGGCTTTATGCAGGGGGGGGCTGAGAAGGCTTCCGGGCGTGGGTCGATGCTGCAACGGGAGATGCGGCGCGGCGCGTGAAGGATTGACAGGGGTGGGGTTTTGCAATGAGCAAACCCCTATACACATTTGAGACGTTCGGTGCCGATGGTGCCGTGGATGCAGAGAATGCCGTGATCAGCGGCGTGAGCATGATTACTGGTGGCCTGACGGCCAAGGGTCATGGGCTGGAGGTGGATGGCAAGACGCTGAAACAAATCTACCTCTGCGCCAAAAAGATGGGCCAGGTGCCGGTGAAGACCAATCATGGCAGTGGTGTGGATGCGGTGAACGGTTTCCTGACCAACTTCCGCATCGATGGCGACAAGGTGCGCGGTGACTGGCATCTCCTCCGGACGTATGCCACCACGGAGCATCTGCTGGAAATGGCGGAGCGGATGCCGAACAGTGTTGGCTTGTCCGTGGCCTTCCGTGGCGAGCCGGAGACGGCGGATGGGGAGACCATCTTCCATGATGAAAAGACCAAGACGGATTACACGCTGGCGGCAGGCGGGCGCAAGGTGCCATTGAAAGCCGGCACCCCGAAACATGCACGCTGCACGGAGCTGGTGAGCACTGATCTGGTGGCCAGTCCAGCGGCCAATCCGGGCGGGATGTTCAGCGCGGGCGTTGACAGTCCGGAGAAAGGCATGGCTAAAACCACTGAATCCAATCCCACTCCTGCCGCTGAACCGACTTTGGCGGATGTCATGAACGCTATCAACGGCATCAATCAGCGCATCGAAGCGATTGAAGCCGGTGGTCAAAACGACGATGAACCGGAACTCTCTGATGAAGAAGTCCAGGAACTCATCGACAACGGCACTCTTGTCGAAGACGGCGAAGGCGGTCTGATGCTGGCTGAAGAAGCTGGTGAAGGCGAGGGTGAAGGCGAGGGCGAAGGTGAGGGCGAAGGCGAAGGCGAGCACGAAGCTGCCGAAGCTCATGCCCTTTCCAACAACGACCCGATCAAATACTTTGAAGCTCGCTGCAACAAACTGGAAGCCATGCTTGCCGGTGAGAAGCAGGCCAAGAAGCGTCAGGCTGAACAGACCATGTTTGCCACCATTGAGGCCAAGCAGGAGGCGCTGATCACCCGCTTTGAGGAAGTGCAGGCTGAAAACGTGGCGCTGCGTGAACTGGTGGCTGAATACCAGTCCGGCGGTGCGGTGAAGCTGAGCAGCAGCGCCGAGTCGATCATGTTCGATGAATCCGGTGAAGTGGAAGCAGGATCGCCCTTTGAAAAGCGCGTGGCTGCCAAGTTCACGGAACTGCGCAAGAGCCAGCCGACTCTGTCGGAGTTCTCGGCCAAGGCTGAGGCCATGAAGTTCGCCATCGCCACCTACCCGGCGGACTACACGGCGCACCAGAAGAACAAGGGCATCACGACCCTCTAATCCTGCGGCTGAATCTCACACACGAAAAAACACACATCATGCAACATAGCACACATTTGAGTCTGGTCGCCGATACCGGCGTGGCCATCACGATGGGCCGCCGAATCGCCAACGTGGCGGGTTTCGCCGTCCATGCCGGAGCCGCCCAGCGGTTCATGGGCAGCAGCGAAGCCGATTTCAACGGCTCTGAACCCTCTGCCAACACGGTGGGCGTGCATCGCCGCACCAACGGCAGTCACTACGCCACCCATGACGGCACCACGGCCATCACCGCTGGTGATGCCATCCAGGGCGCTGCGTTGGGCAAGATCGACAAGCATGCAGCCGTGGCCAAGGCCATCGCCATGCCAGCCGCAGCCGCCACGGCGGTGACGGCCAGCCATGACCTGTCGGCTGATCCGGTGAACGGTCTGCAAGTGCAGGTCGTCATCCCTGCCCTGCCTTCGTTGGTGGACGCCAAGGTGGCTACCTTCACGGTGCAGGACAGCGCCGATGACATCACCTTTGCCACGATGGTGGGCGTGCCTGCCATCACCCGCACCGGTGCTAGCTCGGCCGGTTCTGCGGCCCTGACCACGAACATTGTGCTGGCTCCAACGGCCCGCCGTTACGTGCGTCTCTCCGCTGCGGTGGAGTCTGGTGGCGGCAGCAACATCGCCGTCTCGGTCACGCTGAACCTGCTGATGCCGAAGATCGGGCAGGCTTTGGAATCGTCCAGCGCGGACGGCACCATCATCCGTGTCACTTACGACTGATCAACCTCAACCGAACAGACACACTTTAACGACACAAAATTATGGCATACGCAAACACAGCCGCCGTCTCCCGCCCAGAAATCCGCGTCCTGCTTGAACAGGCCCGCGAAGCTGACAAGGGTCTGATCGCAGACAAAGTCCTTGGGGTTTACTCCAGCGAGGACCCAACCGGGCGCTACCCGCGCTACAACATCGGCAACGGCGGCCTTCTGGACGCTGACACCGACACCAAGCGCGCCCCAGGCACCGGCTACAAGCGCATCAACCGCAGCTACGAATGGGACACCTTCGATTGCGAGGACAGGGGCCTTGAAGAGGCGGTCGATGAAACGGACGCCCGCAAGGTGAAGAAGTTCTTCGACATGGAAGTTTCCAGCTCCCAGAAGCTGCGCCGCAACACGGCACTGGCCTATGAGAAGCGTGTGGCAGACAAGGTGATGAGCGCTGCCAACAGCGGTTTCACCGCCGCCAATAGCGTGGTGGCCTACACGGAAGCCAATCTGGCGACCATCGACCTGCCGCGTGACATCCAGGAAGCCAAGCAATACCTGACCGCCCGTGGCGTGAATCAGGAGGAGATGTCTCTGGTGATGAGCAACGTGGTCTATGACCGCCTGCGCCGCTCCCCGAAACTGCTGTCCTATGTGTTCGGCAACCATGCGGATGTGGGCAACAAGCGCCTCAATCTGGCTGAACTGGCGGATGCGCTTGAGGTCAAGGAAATCCTGCTCGGCACCCGCAGCCGCAACTCAGCCAAAAAGGGCGGCACCCTTTCCCTGAGCGCGATCTGGGGCACCAGCACGGTGCTGCTGGCCAACCTCAAGTCGGGTGAGTTCAGCGAAGGCGGTATCGGCCGCACGATCGTCTGGACGGAAGATGCTTCCGGCCTGTATGTGGCTGAAAGCTACCGTGATGAAACCAACCGCTCGGACATTGTCCGCGTGCGTCAGAACAGCACGGAGAAGGTCACGGATGTGAATGAGGGCTACCTCATCACGACTCAGTGGGCCTGATGAAAGGATGAAGTCAGAAGGATGAAGCGCCGCCGGGAAACTGGCGGCGCTTTTTTGTGTCGGTTGACGGGCACTTGTAGTGTATGCGGTGTTATGTAAACCTGACTGAGGGCACAGTGAGCGGCGAGTATCCGGCGAGAGCCGGGGGCTACCGGCAACTGGTGAAGGCGCTCACGGGTGAGCGGGTGGAGATCCGCTTCATCCAGCATGGCAGTCCCTATGCCCTGCCCTCTGGCACGGAACTCAAGCTGGTGGTGCGTGACACTAAGGGTGGTGTGCTGCTGGCAGAGCAGACCAGCTTCACGGCACCGGACGATGTGAGCAGCGGATTTTACACAGCGCGGTTGAGTTTCAACACCGTGAGCGTGGTGACTCTACTGGCGGCCAACCCCCTGAAAACCAGCCTGCCGGTGCTGGGTGAAATCTTGTGGAAACTGAGCGGAGCCACCGACTGGGAAGCCAGCGATGACCTGCAACTGACCCTGCAACGCAAGGTGAGCACGGGCGACGACGAAGGCAATCCGCTGGGCGTGCCGCAGACCATCACGGCAGGCGGGTTCATGCGTTACGAGGCGGCAGATGGCACGGTTTACCATCTGGCGCTCAATCTTGGCGAACCTCCGGCTTAATCATTCATTCAACCTGACGACATGCGATCCCTCCTCTGCGGCTTTTTTACCTTCATCTTCATCCTGTCTGCCTGCGCTCAAACCGTGGGGCAATGGGAACTGCGCAAGCGCGGCAGCACTGGCATGACCAGCTACGGCATCACGGCGGAAAATGGCAAAGCGATTGGGTTCACGGCAGGCGTGCCGGCCATGCTTACGGTGGGCGCGGGTAACGCGATGATTGGTGATCCGCTCAGCCAGTTTGCGGCCACCAGCTCGCAGCAACTGCGCAGTGTCCTCAGTGATGAATCCGGCACGGGTTTGTTTTTAACCACCACGGGCAGTGGAGCGACGCTGACAGGCATCACGGCGGGTCAGATTAGTGGCCTGGGCACGCTGGCGACTCAGAGCGCGACCATCAGCGACTATCTCACGACCGCATCCGCCGCCAGCACCTACCAGCAACTTGACTCCGACCTTACCGCCATCGCTGCACTGGTCACCACGACGGCCGGACGCGCCCTGCTCGATGATGCCGATGCCACCACTCAACGCACCACCCTCGGCCTGGGCACGCTGGCGACTCAGAGCGCGACCATCAGCGACTATCTCACGACTGCATCCGCCGCCAGCACTTATGCACCGCTAGCGTCTCCATCGTTCCTTGGTCAGATTGTATCGGACGGTGATATTCAAGGGCGCGTCGGCGGGCCCACTCGCTACTCAGATGGCATGGTGCGCTTTTTCGGTGGGGCCAGTGCGTCGCCATGGCATGGAGGTCTTGGTGGATCTCTTTTGCTGCAAGGTGCCGATGCAGACGGCCAGCACGGTGGCAATGGCGGGTCGTTGATGATGTATGGCACCGCTGGACAAAACGCAGGTAGCATCACCACCATCGCAGGCGGTTCGCTGACGATGGGAACAGCGAATCTGGCTGGTGGGGCTGTGGCGGGAACGATTCTAACTACCAACGGTTCTGCTGCTGGGCTTACTGACTTCCCCACCCTGAATCAGAACACGACTGGAAACGCAGCGACTGTCACAACGAATGCGAACCTCACGGGTCCAGTAACCTCAGTTGGGAATGCGACAACTATTACAGCGAACGCTATTGGGGCAACACAGCTTGCTTCCACGGCAGTCACAGCGGGCAGTTACACGTCCACAAACCTGACCGTGGATGCTGATGGCAGGATCACCGCAGCCAGCAATGGCAGTGGTGGCGGTGCCACACTGGGAGCCAATACATTTACGGGGGCGCAATTACTGACGGTCAATGCTGTAGCCTCCACACCAGCACTGAAACTCACAGGCACTGTGTATGCAGGGACAGGTTCAACCTCGACACCATTGCTGCAAATTGAGCCCTCTACGGTGACGGTCTCAAATACTTGGAACACAGCAGGCAGCATGTTTGGCCTAAATTCCCCGGCAGCATTCACGGGTGACCTGATGATGGTCCAAAAGAATGGAGCCAAGAGATTCCGTGTGACCAGCTCGGATGCCAGTGAATCAAACAGTCAAGTGGTCGAAATTAAGGATGACTCCAATTTCATGCTGAAAGTCAGCGGCAGTGTAATCGACACCACGCGAGGTGCGCTCTATCTAGGTTATTCTGCTTGCCCCGCAGTTTACCTTACCTCTGGAGCCGCCGTGGAATTGACCACTACCAGCATCTCCTTTGGTGGCGATACCTACATGAGAAAAGACGCCTCTAATACCATGGCGTTCTCGAACTCGACTAACCCCCAAAAGGTGCGAGTTTACGAGACCGATCCGAGCGGGGCCAATGATGAGTATCTCGAAATCTCAGCAGCCAGCGGATCGAACACGATCAAGCCAGTAGCTACTGGCACTGGTGTAGCTTCCCAAGTGCGCTACTACACCACACCAACAGTCTGGGTTGGGAGCGGGACTGGCTCTCCTGAAAGCGTGGAAACAGCTGCTATAGGAAGTGCTTACACCGATAGGTCAACGGGAGAGCTTTACACCAAAACTTCCGGCACTGGTAATACAGGTTGGGCAGTAGTCGGCGCAGCAGCACCACCACCAACACCAGCCACGCCAGAAACGGCGCATGGCATAGAGCTCTCTGACGAAACGAGCGACAATACTGCGTCCAGCACTGTCCCAAAGCGGACTTTCCGTATGCCGTATGCGATGACAATCACGCGGCTAAAGTGCTGCCTCACTAAGGCTGCTACGGGAGCTACTTTTATCGTGGATGTCCATAAGGATGGGACTAGCGTGATGACTACAAACAAACTATCTGTAGATGCTGGTGAAACTACAAGTGCCACAGCTGCCACTGCACACACGCTGACCTCAACGGCATTCGCGGAGGACGCAGTTCTTGAGTTTTTTATCGACCAAGTTGGAACCACCACAGACAACACGGGAGAGGGAGTCAAAGTTTGGGTCATCGGAACAATCGACTAAAATGCGCTGCGTCAAACACATCCTCGCTATAGCTTGCATCCTCGCAGCATTACCCGCTGCTGGATTCATCTTTGGTTTTGTGAGTACCTCGGGAGGGGGCGACCCATCGTTCAGTAGCGTCAAACTGCTACTGCACGCCGATGGCACCAATGGTGCGACCAGCACCACCGACTCTAGCTCAGTGAACAATACCGTCACTTTTGGTGGTAACGCGCAGCTAAATACTACGGCCCCTAAATTTGGGACGGCGTCAGTGTTATTGGATGGGACGGGAGATTATCTTGAAGTTGAAGACTCCTCTGACTGGGATTTTGGGACAGGCGCATTTACAATAGAAGGCTGGGTAAAATTTACCGCAGCGTCAGACGCCAGTACTTTCGTCAGTACCTATAACAGCGGAAATGGATTTACTTTTAGGTTCAATGATACAAGTCACTGTTTAGAATTTTTGTGGGGAGGAACAATGATAGCCTCGACAACCGCTTGGACATGGGTGCCAACCAATGGATTATGGCAGCATTTTGCGGTTTGCCGCAGTGGCACTAGTTTAAGGATGTTTATTGATGGCGTGCAATACGGCACCACAGCTACAGATAGCACAAACATGACAGGCTCTACAGTTGCGCTACAAATAGGGTGTCTGCCTTATGGGTTGCCAACACGTTACCATTTTCTAAATGGCCGATTTGACGACATCCGCATCAGTAAAGGTGTCGGTCGATATATAGCCAACTTTACGCCACCAACTAGTGCTTTCTCTAACTTCTAATGAGACTTCTATACAACACCGTAACTCAGGCTGTTAGTCAGTATCCACGCAGCGACGATGAGGATATTGTCGGGCTGTCTGCTGAATACTTGGCAATGACTGTGACGCACGATGAGACTCCTGCGTATAACCCTGTTACACAGCTCCTAGCCAGAGTCGAAACCATCGACGTTCCTGCCCGCACGATCCACTACAGTTGGACTATCACCGACTTGCCACCAGCAGTAAAGGTGTGGCCGACTAAGTCGGAGTTCTGGGCAGAGCTTACCGATACCGAGAAGGCAGGCATCATCACTTGCCCGGACGTTGGCATCAAGCTCCTTGATAAAGAGCTCACGATGTGGACCGCTACCGTGCGGGCCGATGACGCTCGTATCCTTGCTGGGCTGACTGCACTAGTGACGGCTGGCATCTTGAGTGAATCCCGCAAAACCGAAATCCTAAGCACTACAACACCATGAACGATCTCCTAACACCACCCCCGGTCAATGCAGCCTATTCGGTTGCCCAGACCATTGACCAGACTGCCAAGGACGGTGTGCAAAGCTTTGTCAGCAGCATCAGAGAAGCTTTCAAGCTATTCTGGAAACACCCAACAGTTACGCCTACCGAGCAAGCGGCGCAGTGGGGGACAAACTGCTGCGCCTTGTTTGACCGACACGCTGCGGCGGTGGCATTCCTGCTGTCACAGGGGGTGGAACTGGACCCATCTGACTACACACCACCGCTGCCCTTTGTGCGCAATGAAGACGGCACCGTGACCATTGGAGAATAACAGCATGTGTGAAATCAGCCAGCTTTACACAGAGCACCGGCAGAATCTGGTGGCGTATGCGGTGGGGTATCATCGCCGTTCGGAGATGGAGGCGCAGGATTGTGTGCAGGATCTGTTTGTGCTGCTGATGCGGAAGGGGCTGGGGATCAAGCTGGATGAGGCGCGCAATGTGGGGGCCTGGCTGCGGATGAATCTGGGCTGGGTGATCAGTGCGCGGAAAACACGGGCAGCACGGCCCTGCCGGGGTGGCACGTCGGAGCATGTGGGGCTGGATCAATGCGCGGAGGTGCCGGATGCGGCCCTGCTGCCAGATGCGGAAGCCAGCCGGGCGGATGTGGCGCGGGTGCTGGAAGCCTGTGGAGTCACTGAGGCCACGGTGATCTGGAAACCGGGCATGGAAGATGCCAAACGGGTGGCGCTGTATCGCTTCCGGAAAAAGGTGCGGGAACAAGTCAGGGCAATGCTGCAACTCAACGAAGATGATGAATTTTACCGAACACTTTCTCACTGAAATCAAGCTGACACTGCTGGCTCTGATCGGCCTTGGTGCATGGGTGGCGGATGCCAGTCAATCGCTGAATCTTCAAGGCTGGGATGAGGTGGGCCTCAAAGGCATCCTGCTGGCGGCGGTGTTCTTCATTGGCAAGCTGTTCCTGCAAAGCCAGCGGGATCACAAGGCGGAGATGACGGAGACCTGGAAACTGCACAAGGAGGAGAGCACAGCGCGGGAGGAGCGGATGTGCACGGCGCTGGACAAACATGCGGTGAGTCTGGAGAGGATTGCGGAGCTGAATGAGGAGCAGTTGCAGCACTTTCGTGGCTTTGTGAAAAACGCGATCGAGGACAAGATGCGGCCGCATGGTTGACGCTGGGCGGCAGGAATGAAAAACAAACTTCTCCTGCGGACAGTGGCTGTTCTAATGTTGGTGGTGGGACTGCTAAGCGGATGCAGTATGGGCAAGCTGAATGACTGGACACTGCGCGAGGGCAACCTTTCGCTGATGGATCTGCTGCGAATCGGCACAGACAGCGTGGCTGCCGCTGAAATCATCAAGGACGATGTGCGCCGGACACAGGCTGCCAATAGGTCGGCCAAAGCGGTGAAGAATGTAACGGTCAGTAAATAGTAACTCAAAAAAACACACGAAAATCATGCCATTCCTGCTGAATTATCTGACGAAATACCTGCGCGCTGCGCTGGTGAATTACAAGACCACGCTGGTGGGGGTGGGCATGATTTTACATGCCTTGCTGGTGCTGGCAGATCAGGCCAATGCGGTGGCCAATGGCACGGGTGAGATTGATCCGGCACAACTGCTGCTGGTCAAAGCTGAACTGCTGGGCGGTGTGGGCTTCATCTCGACACGGGATGGCGACAAGACTTCTGAGCAATCGGGCGCCAAGCATTAAGCCATGGCCATTGTCTTTTCCGCGTCCGGATTGAAGCCGAGCGTTGGTGCGCGGGTGACGGTGGGGATTGCTGGTGAAACGGTGGCCTATGGGGCTGCCGTTTACTGCGTGCCGGAGACGGAGCGGTGGTGGCAGTCGGATGCCAATGGCGCGGCGGCCAAGCGGGTGGTGCATGGGCTGGCGCTGAATGCGGCCGTGGTGGGCCAGAGTCTGCTGGTGGTGCAGGAAGATCCTCACCTGCGCACGGGCCTGACCACGGGCGAGGTGATCGCGGCGGGCTCCATTCTGGTGCTGAGCACAGCGGCGGGCGTGCTGAAAATCGGGTCGGCGGTCTCTTCCAGCACGGCGGTGGTGGTGGCGGTGGCCAACTCAAGCACGGAGATCCATTTCAAGCCGCTGGCTGGCGGGGAGACGGCGGCGGGCACGTTTTACACCCGCACGGCGTTTGTGGCCAGTGGCGGTAATGACAGTGGCGGGACGCTGGGGTATCTGGACCAGCCTTATTTGACGCTGGCGGCGGCAGTGGGCGCACTGGCGGCGGCCTATCCTGGGCAAACGACGACGATCCGATGTCTGGGAGGAGTTGGCGGGGATGGTGTTTTGAGTTCCAGCGCCAGTCTGGACACGCTGCTGACGGCAGGGCTGACGATCCGCAGTCATGACACAGGCGTAGTGTCGCTGGGAGAGGTGAGCTTTGGCAGCCAGCCGGATGCGCTGCTGACGCTGAATCATGTGAGTATCACTGCGCTGGTCAAGGTGGGGCATGTCGGGGGTGGCGCGGATTCAGCAGGCACGATCACGGGAGATGCCGAGACGGTGATCGGACTCTTGCAGGTGAGTGGCAGTGGCAGTTACACGCCAGGCGGCAATGGGGCGCATGGAGGGACTGTGAATGCGGATGCAGGCTTTTCCCCGCCGCCAAATTCTCCGCCAATGAATGGATACGATGGAGATATGGCGTATGCCAGTGGGGCGGCTGGGAGTGTTGGCAGCACCGGGAACCGGGCGTGGGATGTGACGCTGGCGGGTGCTGGCTCAGTGTCATACATCACAGCGGTGGGTGGTCCGGGTGGTGATGGCGGGATTGGCGGCAATGGCGGCAGTGCGCTTGGCGGGTTCGGTGGCCGTGGGGGTGACTCAAACAACAGCATGGCTCCGGAAGTGGGTGGCAATGGCGGCAATGGCGGTAATGCGTATGCCAATGGTGGTGCGGGTGGCACGGGTGGTCGTGGTGGTGATGGTGGTGACATTGATCTGGGAGCCTGGGCGGGATCAGCCATCGCTTCGTATGCAGGTGGTGCAGGTGGAATCAGCGGGACTCCCGGCTCTGCTGGAACAGCGACGGCAGGAGGTCTGGGATTAGGTGGTGACGGTGCTCTGGGTGGAGCCAATGGAACGGCTGGCACAGCGGGCACGGCTTATGCCAATGCTGGCGCATCGGGTGGCACCAATGGGTCGGGCACGGCTGGATCACTGGTCTAAGCGTTGACAGGGGGAGCGAGGGGAACAGTCAACTCTCTTTTAATCACTCATTATGGCATCTCCTGTTTTTTCTTCCACTGGACTCAAACCAAGCACTGCCGCCACTAAGGTTATCGGTGTGGCGGGTGAAGCGATTGCCGCTGGTGATCAGGTTTACCGCGCTGAAACCACGGGCCTGTTCTGGTTGTCAGACGCCAATGGCGCTGCTGCTGCCAAGGTCGTTTATGGCATGGCCATGAATGCCGCTGCTGTTGGTCAGTCCCTGATTGTGGTTTCCAAAGATCCGGTGCTGACCACGGGTGCCACCACAACGGTGGTCATGGCTGCCGGTGACATCCTGGTGCTCGGTGAAACACCGGGCAAGGTGGTGGTGGCTCCAGCTTCCTCCGGTGACGCAGTGATCGTGATCGGAGTGGCGCTGAGTGCGACCACACTCAATTACAGTGTGCTGGCAGGTGGCTCGGTGGCCTAACCTGATTTTCTTCTTCTCCCGGCATGGCCTCTCCCTTTGATGCAGCGTGGACTCTTGAGACAGAGGCTGCGGTGAATCAGATGGGGGAGGCCATTACGTTGGGTGATGTGGCGCTGACGGCGGTGGTGAGTGAAGTGGAGTCCAGCCCGACCCATCAGGGGCCGATGGTGGTGAACAGCGGGGTGCTGTTTCAGGTGTTTCTCACTCGGTTACAAGTTACTGAATGTTACCCTGATGACGGTGCGGCGGAACGGCTCAAGGGCAAGGTGGTGCTGCGTGGCACGCGGCGTGCACGGGTGCTGCGGGTGATCGATCTGGGTGGTGCTGGCGTGCAGCTTGATTGCGGGCCGGTGGGTGATCGTTGACGGCGGCGGTGCTGCATGGCGACGACGACTATCGAACAACGGGTGGAACTGATGCTGGGGGCGGAGCTGTCTGCCCGTGTGCCGGAAATGCGCTGGCTGCTGAGCCAGCAAAATGCGGAGGGCGATCCGCCGTATGCGCTGATCCAAGCGGATGAAGCGCGGGAAACAACGCCTGAAAGCGGGGTGTTTTACGTCAAGGTTTACCTGCTGGTGACGCATGCGCTGGATGAAGAATCCGGTGAGCGGCATGGTGAGATCGTGCAGGCGGTGCGCCTGGCACTGGAGTCCCTGCCGCGGCCAGCGGAGGATGAAGATCATGGCGTGCGGGTCTATGGCCTGACGGTGCTGCAAACGACCACGGCAAACACGGCGCATGAGATCGGGGTGCTGATGGAACTCAATGTGGGCTGCGGGGTGCTGGAAAAACAAGAAGGCGGAGCGGTGTATACACCGGATGTGGAGCTGTGATGTTGACAGGGTGCGCTGGATATGGCTCTCAAACAATTTGGCAATCAGGGTTACGTCTATGGCTTCACCGATGGTGAGGCTGCAGCAATCGCAGCAACAATCGGGCTGACCCCGCAAGACCTGACGATGCAGGTGGCTCCCGAAGTCGAGGCGGAGGGCAAGGACATTTACAACCGCGCCGTGGCCTTCACGCTGGACACTCAGGGCAAGAAAAGCTTCACGCTCAATGGCTACATCAGCAATGCCGCCCTGTTTGAAGCGGCGATCGGCCAGACGTTTGTTTACAAGACTTTTGTGCTCATCATTTCCGGCCGTGAGCTGGGGGTGAAGAAGGATGACTTCCAGACTGGGAGCGTCACGGGAGTGAGCTACAGCCAGATCACGGATCAGGCTGGCACGACGATTGTGGCCTAACGGGGCTGCTTGGCAGGATGAACAGCAAGGGTTAAAGGCCGGGGGTGGTTCCCCCGGCCTTTTTGTTGACGGCGCGGGTGCTGCATGAGTAAACATCCTGAACTTGATGAAGTGCTGCTGGCCTGGTGTGGGGGCGGTGACTGGCGTGTGCTGGGGCATCGTCTGCGACCGCTGACGCTGCTGCACATTGAACTGCTGCGCATGATCAACAGTGGGGTGGTGACAGGCGGGAAGATGAACTTGCCGGAGCTGGATCTGGCGGCGCGGATTTGCAGCATGGACCCGTGGCGTGCAGGGCGCTGGCTGACGCGCAGGCGGAAGGGGTGGTGGCAGATATGGGAGCGGGCTCGGTTCACTTTGGTGCTGCTGCGCTGGTGGCGGGCACTGCCGGAGCAGTGGGGCATCATGACGAGTTATGCCGAGGCCACGCTGAAAGCGCCGGAGATGATGGTGCGTGAGCAGGCGGCGGCCGGGGCCTCTGAAAAGCGGGATGCGCCAGCGTTTCTGGATAGCTGGGCAGCGATGGTGGAGGCTGGATTCCCGCACCGTGAGGTGGTGGGCGTGTGGCCTGCTTCACTGATTGGCTGGCTGCAGGAGACGCTGGCCAGCCGGGAAGGCGGACGGAAATTCATCACCACGGAAGACCGTGAGTTGATGCGCAAAGCGGAGGCAGCGCGGGCCATGACTGACCCTGCGCCATCAAGCATCGAGGTGATGGCTCAACGGGCGCGGCGAATGCGGGCGTTGACGCAGAGGGTTGTGCATGGCACTCCCGAATCTGCGCAATCTGGTCAACAGCAATAAAGCCTCAGCGATCGAGGGCGGCGGAGCGGCGCTGGTGACACTGGCGCTGGGTGGCAGCAAGGCCGAGGCGGCGATGGCTGGTCTTGGGCAGGCGCTGGCGCATAAGGTGCTGGGGCCGTTGTCCTTGGTGGCCGGTATGGCTTACGGGGCGCTCAAGGGTGTGTTTTCACTGACCAAGGGCTTTGCCAGCATGGGGGTGGCCAGTGCTGCCAGCATGGAAAAGGTGCAGAACCAACTGCGGGTGATGTTGAAAGGGTTGGATGCCGCCAAACAACGGGTGCGTGAGATGCAGGCATTCAGTGTCAAGACGCCGTTCTCCATGAAGGATGTGGTGGCGGGCAATCGGGTGATGGAAAGCCTGGGCCGTGGTGCGCTGAGCACCAAGGAGATGATGACTCAGGTGGGGGATGCCGCGGCACAGGCGGGCACCGATTTTGAACAGATGTCCATTTATGTGGGCCGTCTCTATGATGGACTGGCAGCGGGTCGGCCAGTGGGGGAAGTGCTGTTTCGACTGGCGGAACTCGGAGTGGTGAGCGGGGCGGCGCGCACCCGGCTTGAGCAGTTACAGGCCAGTGGGGCTGGATTTGCCGAAGTGTGGGGAGTGGTCGAGCAGGAACTCAAGCGCAGCAAGGGCACGATGGACTACACCAGCCGGACGCTGGAAGGCATGCAGCAGGCCGTGGCGGATGCACAGGATCAGATGCAGGCGAGTTTCAGCATGAACTTCTTGGAAGGGCAGAAGGAGGCGATGCAGGCGCAGATGCAGACCATGCAGAACCTGACACCCGTGGCGGCAGATTTGGGGCAGGCGTTTGGCAGTGTGATCACGATTGCCACGACGTTCAAGGATAAGGCGCTGGCCATGGTGACGAGCTGGAAGCCTGTGCAGGTGGTGATGAGTGTGGTGGCGCGCGCGGTGGCCCTGCTATCAGTGGCGATTGTGGGTCTGGCCAGTGTCGTGGGTGTGGTGCGCATCTACCAACTGGTGAGTGGAGTGGCGGCGCTGGGCAAGGCGGCGCTGGTGGCGCGCTTGGGCGTGACGGCGCTGGGGCGGAGCCTGCTGCTATTGGCATCGGGGCCGTTTGTGCTGCTGGCGGCGGCGCTGCTGCTGCTGGGGTCGGGCCTGATGATGATCCGTGATAAAGCGGCACGCACCAGCGCGGCGCTGCGTGAGTATCAGGGGGCCACGCGGTCACTGATCACCCAACTACAAGCGCAGGCGGCAGCGATCAAAACGCTGGACGAACTCAGCCTGGGCTACCAGCAAACGCTAGCCAAACTGCGGGAAGCGTATGAGCAGGAGGCGGATGCTGCGCTTGCTGGCGAGGGTAAAAAACAAAAGGCGGCGCGTGACAAGATCACGGCACTCAAAGAGCACTTGGCTTATCTGGACAAGATCAATCGGGCTGGACTGGAGCAACCGCAAAATGTGGTGGACACCATGACGGCACTGAAAGGCAACCGGCGTAACAATGCCGCGGCAGAACGGGAAGCAAACCGGGCCAAAATGACACCCGAAGGCCGCGCTGCGGACAGTGAGCTGGAGGCCAATGAACTGCTGCGCAGGCGGGAGGCGGCAGCGCGTGAGATTGCCGGCCAGATGAGCTATACGGAGGGCGGGGCAGAGGCGCAAACGGCTTTGGCGCGCAATCGAACCGATCAAAAGGAAGTGCAGGAGGCTTTCCGTGGTCGTGGGTTGGATGATCCAAAAAAACAAGCATTGAATCCAACGGGATATGCTATGCTGACACAGCGGGCGGCAGAGTTAAAAACTCAGGAAATTGAACTGGCCAAGGCGGTGCTGATGCAGGCAGAGGCCAGTGGCAGCGAGATTGCCGTGATGCAGGAAAAGCTCAAAATTTGGGATCAATGGGTGGCCGTGCAGGCAGATGTTGAGGCGGCGCAAAACGCGGTGACTGAGGCGACTTTGGAAGAGGATAAAGATGGTAAAAAGGCGCAAAAAGTCCGTGAGTTGACCATTGCACTGGAGGATCAACTGGAGACCCGGCGGCGCCTTGCTGAGATTGCTGGCATGGCCAAGATGGACCCACGCACAGCGCAGGCGATGCGGGCCGAGGTGGAGCGGCGTAAGGCTGAGACTGGCGCAGACATCATGAACCGGCCGGAGGAGATTGCCAAACGGGATCAGGCGGAACGGGAACGCAAGGCGGCGGATGCGGCGGGCCGGAATGCGGAGCTGGATGTGACGGTGGCGGGTGCGGGACTGGATGGCCGACTGGCCTCAGAGCAGGCGGCACTGGATGCGGAGCGGCAGCGGCTGGAGATTCAGGCACGCACGGAGAGCATGGATGAACGCATCTATGCAGCGCGGCGCAAGCTGCTGGAGATTGATCAACTGCGGCTGAATACACAGAAGGAAATTGCCAAACAGGAACGCACGGGTGAGTTCAAGGCAGGCGGGTTTGATCTGCGGGCACAGGCGGCGCGGCTGGGTGGTCGCGGAGACAAGATGCGGGAGATGGAGGAGAAGGCGGCGCTGGCGCGTGAGGAGGCTGGACGCAAGGCGCGTGAGCAGGCGCTGATGGACACGGGCCTGACGGATGAAGAGGCCAAAGGCCAGACCCAGGCGGAGTTTAACCGTAACCGAATGAGCCGTGAGATGGATCGGCAGGGCAGTCTGCTGGGGGTGGCGATGGGTGAACGCAGTGTGTCTGACAGCATGGCGCGAATCGGTGGTGGTGGCAGCACGTATGGTGGTGGCGACATCAAGGCCATCACGGATCGACTGGACAAGCTGATCAAGGCGGTGGAGGAGCAGGAAGCGCATGAAGCGAAGCTGCGGTGAGGCATTGACACCCGGCGCTGCGATATGGCTCTGAAAACATTTGGTCCGGTCAATACAGCGCGCACGCTGCCTGACAGTGTGCGGCTGACGCAGAAAAAGAACGGCTTGAGTGAGGGTGAGGCCAGCTTTGAAGTGTCGGGCGTGCCTGGGGTGGCGCTGGCGGCTTACCTGCCGGGACTCGGGACAGTGCATCCGCTTTCAAGCAATGTGTGGATGGAAAGCCGGACGCTGACGCAGACTCCGACAGGTATGCGGGCTGACTGCCGCTATGCGGGTGCGGAACCGGCGATGTTCGATGTGCCGCAGTATGAGCTGACGATCTCGATGCAGGAGCAGCCGATTGAAACGCATCAACTCTTTGCCAGCACGCTGGCGGGCACTCCCACGGCACCACTGAACGGGGCGATCTTCATTGACCCGGATACGAACATGATCGGGACCAGCAATGTGAAGTGCGTGTTTGAGCGGTTTGCGCCTGTGCTGACGGGTGGTGGGCGCAATCCGATGGGTGGACTGGAATCGTTTCTGGCACCGACGGTGACTTACCGGCAGATTTATGTGAGTGACAATCTGCCAAGTGCCACGGGCTTTGGTAAAATTGCCAGCAGTGGTGTGCCGTTGCCAGGATTTCCGGGCTCATTGGGAGCGCGGACCTGGCTCTACATGGGCTTCACCTACAAGCGGCGCGGTGCGCCTGCGGGTGGGAGCGGCATTGTCTATGAAGTGCAGAAGGAATGGCTGTTGAGCGGGCCTGCGGGCTGGAACACGGATGTTTACTGACCATGAGTGCTGACCGATTTTCTCAAACGCTGAGTGAGACGACACCGGGCATGCGGATGCAGGAGGCGATCACGGCGGAGCGGATGAATGCGCTGGGGATTCTGGCACAGGAAGCAGCGGCGGGGAAGCATGTGCGCGGAGGCATGGGCATTCAGGTTCGCAACGGGCCTGCAGGGGTGACGATCTCAACCCGCAACCGGGCGCGGGGTGCGCCGATTGCGGATCACCCGTGGCGCTACCGCTCGGCACCTGCGGGAAGCACGGCGTTCCAGTTCTGTCTGACCAGTGGCACGGTGAATCTGATTGTGCCAACTGGGATGGCGGGGCCGTTCACGGTGGGTTCTTCGTCGGTGCTGTATGTGTGGGTCTCGGTGACGCTGAGTGGCACGGGGGCGGTGACGGGTGCGGCGATGGCCAGCGGTTCATCCCTGCCGAGTCCGGTGACGGCGTGGTTCAGCGCCACGGGTGCGCCGAGTGCGATCTATCTGCCGGTGCTGAAAGTGACCAGTGATGCTGCTGGGATCACGATGGTGGAGCAGATCGAAAAGGTGAACCGGCAGTTTGGCAGGCGGGTGGTTTACATGAGCTGCACGGAAACCAAGTTTGCCATGATGTGGGACTGAGCCATGGCCACGACGCTCTGCAACGGTTTCAATCCAAGCTTCACCTGGGTGGAGAAGGCGCAGAACTGCCATTCGGTGACGCCGGATACGGCACCTGCCGAGGGGGTGGATAACTGCACACCCTGCGGCAGTGGTGCCAGCGCGGTGCTGGAGGTGAAGGCGCGGGTGATGAGTCTGCCCAAAGTGGGCTTTGCTGATCCTGATACGGGCGTGAAGCTGTATAAGAAGGTGGTGTCAGACTTGGAAAGTCATTGGACGGAAAAGATTGCGTCTGGTGCGCCGGTGAGTGCTGGCGGGGATGTGCACTCCACCTTCACGCAGGAACTGGACATGCTGGGCAACCTGAGTTGTTCAGGCAGTTCCACCATCAGTGGGCAGAATGACACCCGTGATCCGGGCGGGCCGACTTACAAGCTGTGCGCCACGGAGAGTTTTTCCGGCAGTTGGAGCGTGGACACAGATGCGTGCGTGACGGGAAGCTGGACATGGACACGGGCGGAGGTGAGTCACACTTCACCCTGCGGGGTGTATTATGGCACGAATGCCACGGGCTCGTATTACAATGCGCTTGGGTTCGGGCATTTTATCACGCTCTACAACACTGAGGCATCAGATGAGTGCTGCCCGGCGGCGACTCTGGGCACACCAACAATCACGGGCACGCAATACAAGGTGCTGGGGGTAGGCACGCCAACGCATGGCACGGCCAGCCTGACTTACACCGATGATTATTCCCTGGAGTCCACGGACGCTGAACTCACTTCGTATGTGACGACCAAGCTGGGCACGCTGCCAGCCCTGAGCAGCATTGCCTGGGGTGTGGCGGAGACGCTTTACAATGGCAGTCTGCCGAAAACGACGGCCTGCGGCACGGCGATGAGCAGCAACATCACCACGGCAGGGCTGGCGGACGCGGTGAGTGCGGCATCCACTCTGGTAAGCGCGCGCACATCAGAATTGACGGCGGCCACGGCGGATGTGGCGGCGGCGACTGCGGACTTGGCGGCGTTTGAAAGTGATTTCACGGCCACACATACGGCGTGGAAGGCGGCGATGCTGGTCTGGTGCACCAGTGGTGGATCTGCGCCGGATGCAACGACGGTGCTGGCCTATCATGCTACCAAGCGGACATGGCAGGCAGCGCTGGCTGCGGCGATCCATAATGAACTGGATGCCACCCGAGGCAAGGCGGTGGCGGATGCGAGATATGCGGCGGCAGTGGCGGCGCAAAGTGCGGCGACGGCGGGCAGTTACAAGTTGCTGCGCTTAGCTTCCGGTGCGGATTATGAGCAGGAGCAGTCCGTGGTGGTGCTGGCTGGAACAGCGACAATGGCTGAGGTGCAGTATCGCTACCGGATCGACATCCCATACATCGCGGAAGAGGATGAAACATGGACACTGGCGGTGGCGGATGCCGGAGTGACGCAAACGGTGACGGTGCCGGCCGGGCAATGCTACGCTTATGGGTCGATGTTCACCACAGCGAGCGGGGTGATCGTGCATAGTGCAACGGTGGTGCTGACACGGGTGTAAAAATATGACACCGGCTGAAATGTATGCGAGCAAGCGCAAGCTGGTGGTGCCAGACATGCCAAGCGTGAGCAGGCGCGGGGCGAATGCAGTGGCGGCGGTGGGCAGGGTGGTGACTCAAATGCTGCTGCAAGGACCTGTGCTGGTGCCTGCGGTGGAGGTGCAGCGCAGGCTGGCAATCTGTCAGGCCTGCGAGTGGTGGCGCACAGAGGCGTATGGTGGCACGGGTGGCTGCGGCCATGAACAATGCGGATGCAGCCGGATGAAGATGCTGCTGACGACGGAGCGCTGCCCGATGGGCAAGTGGCTAGTTCAGGGCCCGGATCTGGCGGAGTAGGGTGGGCCAGTTTTGAATGATCTGGACTTGGTCAGAGGGATCGATGGCATCCAACGCAGGGAAGCCTTGGGACTCAAGCACGCTGGAGAGGGTGGCGAGGCCGATGTTTTCAGCGAGCATGAGCTGATGCAGGCGCGCGCGGGATGAAAGCTCGAGAGTGGCGATGTATTTGCGGGCGCGGCCTTCACCTTCACACCTGAACCGGAAGACTCCCCCGTGGGGAAGGGTCCACGTTCTGCCGCGGCGCTCGGGAGCATAATTTTTCAGGCAGGCACCAAAGCGGGCGTTGGCACTCTGACTGAGGTGGATGCGGGTGAGACCGGTGGCGGCGGAGACTTCTTCCCTGCCCTCAAGGTAATAGGTGAAGAGACCATTCTGGAAGCAAAGCTGCGCAATCTCATCAAAGGTGAAGGCGTGTGCGGGAAAGCCTTGAGTGAGGAGGTGAGGATGGATCTTCTCAGTCATGAGATTGACGAGCTTGCGCATGTCGGAATCCACGCTGTTGCCGCTGTTGGAGTCGGCAAAGCGGGGCTCAAAGAGATCGCCAAACCCTGCGGCACCGATGATGCCGCCGACCATGTTGGAGTAGGTCTCAAAGCCACGACGGACACGACCGGGTGAGGGTGGGCGGCCAAGGTTGTCCCAATGGGTGACGAGGCCATAGGCGGCGGCGAAGATTTCTTCACGATGCTCCATGATCCATGCCTGCTCGATGGTGTTTTCCACGACGCGGGACTGCGCTTCCACTTCCTCGACAAAGAGGTCGCACTGCAAAAACCGCTCGACCATGTCCACGCTGAGTTTGAGGTTGTTGCCGGTGATGATGATGCTGCAGTTGGTGGCGGCGGTGAAGCTGCGGTTGCCGCCAAGGATACGGCCATTCCAGACGGGCAGGGTCATGAAGGCTTCAAGGTTGGGTGACTCGACCTGAGCGCGGATGTTGTCGAAAAAGGCGTAGCTGGCACCTTCAAGGGAGATGGTGTCGAGGACTTTACGGAGTTCATTCTCATCCGTGGTGGATTTCTTCTCTCCAGCGACGGGCCAGGAGCGGCCTGCAGTCCAGCCATGAACGGGACAGATGGCGGACTGTGCCAGCAGGGATTTGCCGGAGCGCTGGGCATTGGCGTTGTAGGCGAACCCGAGACGGTTGCAGCCTTTGGGCAGCATGGCATTGATGATGAGGCTGACCATGCACGCGAGATGCACCCGAAAACTGCGCGGCCATGCGGCAGCGGGGATGTCTTCAAGATTGGCGGCGGCGGTGGTGAGTGACCGCAAATTGCCCTCAGCAAAGGGGAACTCGCGGTAAAGATCGACAAGGTAGGGAGCGGTGGGGGCCATGATGGTTAGGAGTGTTTTCTTTTCCGGCGGCGGCCAATGAAGGGCGCGTAGAAAGGTGGTTTCTGCTTGCAGCGGTGAGGTGGGCAGTCGTCGTGGTCACAGACGCAAAGATGCATGAGCGGGATGCGAGGGGGTGTCCATCAGCGTCATCTCCACGCAGCGTGGCGGCACTGGCCTAACACTGCGCACCACCTGGACAATGATGTATTCATCTCCCCATTCTTGCGGCGCTCCACCAGTGCGCAGACAGCCGCATGAGCCTATCCAGTCTTCGGCGGAGGTTTCCTTGATCCATTGCTCGGCGCGTTCTTGCGTGTGGTAGGGTCCGTGCGCTTGGATCGTGCCCTCTGACATGCCATCCGTTCCGGTGTCGAGCACCCAGAACTGAGAACACGGCACTGGTGCCAACCGCCTGGGCTTTTGGCCTTTGGTAGCTGGCTTCTTCGATGGTGTCTTTTTGGTCTTCATAAGTCAGTCGTGGTTAGTCGGCGGTCGGCACAGTTGGAGCGTTAAGCAGTCGAAACCGCATGAGACATTTTGTGATGGTTTGGCCTGGCTTTACTAGCGGGCGGAACCATTCGTCCATCTCCTTGCGGGACTCGAAGCCCTCCGTTTCATGAAGGCGCTTTGCATTCTCCATGCCGTATGAGTAGAGCATCCCGCCATCCTCGCGGCGGGTAATTCGGATCGTCCAGTAGCCAAGGACAGTGATAGCGGCGACATTGGTTTGTGGCGAGCGGTAGGCGGCACCAGTCCAGTTGTAGAGCATGATCGGTGTTTTGACTGGCCACGGCTTATCACGGATCGTGGTGAACTTCTGACCTGAGAGCACTGCGCTGGTGAAGCGGGTGTTGAGTGGGCGCTTGATCATGGTGTATTGGTGATGACTCGGCTGATGGCAAACAGGATGGCGAAAACTAGATGAGCGAGGGCATACCAAGTGGACAAAAAGACTGCCCAGCGCAGGAACTTGATTCTGTAGGTGAGCAGGGCGACGATGAACCAAAGGGCAGAAAGAGCTTCCTCAGTCTGTGAGGGTGTCCAGGCTGGAACGATGGAGATGCTACTTGGCGGCGCGGAGGTGGGTGTAGGCGGTGAAGAGGGCGGCGAGGTCATCGGTGAGGAGGGCTTGCTTGGTGGTTTCGATCAACTGACTGAGGGTGATGAAGCGGTGGATGGCGGCGGGGCAGGTGGGCTTGGCGATGTGCTTCTCCAGCAGGAGGTAGCAACGCTGCAACTCGACGGTGATGCTGTGCTCCAAGGTGGCGCGGGTGGCATCAGGCGGCGGGGTAGGTGTAGATGCGGGTGGTGGTGTCATAACCGGAGGGAAGCAGGCGGATGGCGTGAGTGACGGGATCTAGGACGGGCAGGGGCCGGGCATGGATGGCGACGATCTCAGGTAACTGGCTGATGAACTGTGAAGCGGTGAGGAGGCCTTCGGCTTCACTCTTGGAGAGGGTGACGGTGATTTCGCGGGTCTGGCCGTTGGCACCGAATTTCTGCCGCCAAAGCTCGATGTAATCGGAGAAGAAGGTGCGAGCGCTGGCGGGCTCAAGGGGTAGGAGGCCGATGCGGTAGAGGCCGTCTGTCTCGGGGATGAGATCGGGAAAGACGATGATGCGGCCACGGCGGAAGAGGATGGGGGTGGCGAGACTGCGCAGGGCGGCGCCAAGGTCGTGAGCGGTGTCGGCAAGGTCACGCTCTTCATTGGGCATCTGGACGCGGAGGCGTGGACGGGTGTTCGGCGTGCGCCGGAGCCGGGGTGGTAGGCGGCGCTGGGTCTCGGTGAGAGCGGCGGGTGTGGGCACGGTGAGGGCTGGTGGAAGGGATGATCATGGGTAGTCAACTGACGGGCTCAGGCGGTGGGCGGGGGAAGTCCCTGCTGCCACTGCTCCATAAGGTGAAGGTGATCGGCGTAAACTTGATCGCCCAGATTGAGGGTGCGCCAGTAGGTGCGCCAGTAGCTGGGGGAGCGACGCCCTTTGGGATGGCTGGGGTCCATGAGGATGAGGCGGGCGGTCATGCCAAGGGTGGTGCTGGTGAGGGCGGCGGCTCGGCACCATTTGAGGAAGCTGAGGGGCGGGGTATCTGGCCGGACGGCGGCGGTGAGGCGTGGCCGGATCTGGGCGAGGAAGTCGGTGCCGGTGAGGTGGCCTGCTTTGATGAGGTCATTCAAATCCTTGCACCCTGGAGCGGTGGGCAGGAGGGTGACGAGGCGGGTGAGGCGGGGACTGAGGGTGTCTAAAAAGCCGCCTTCCTCATACCATTTGGTGCCTGCGGTGTCGGCGTCTCCGATGGCGATGGCGACGGCGGCGCTGTCGATGGGGATGCCGATGGCGGGATCTAGGAGGAGACGCCAAGACTGTGCACCACGGAGGCCGATGATGCAGACGCCGGGTGGCATGGAGGCGGGCCAGTGCCAGCCGCAGATGTCGGCGATGGCCATGGCATCCCACTGGCCCTCAGTGAAGAAGATCCACCGTGCACCGATGGGATTACCCCAAAAGAAGGGCCATGCGCGGGTGCCGGAGGGGTCGAAGCGCCAGGAGGGTTTGGGATGGGGATTGCCCTGTGAATTGGGCGCAAGTCGGCAGTGGATGGAGATGGGGGCAAGCTCGGAACCGCCATCCTGCCTGCCGGTGAGGGCGTGGGTGGGTGCCTGAACAAGGAATGCCTCACGGGTCTCTCCGAAATACTGCCAGCGGGCCATGAGCTGTGCCTCGGCGGCTCCAATGATGGTGTCGGGGCTGAAACCGCGCCAGTCGGCAAGGTGCTGGACTGCACGCGGGTCGGCGGCAAGGGCGGCGCAGGCGGACTGCCAGGCGAGCAGGCGCTGAGGTTTCAGGGGCTCGATGAGGATCGGGGCGGGCGTGGCCTTTGGCGTGGGGGTGAAGTCACCGCTGCGGAGGTCGGGTGAGTCGGCAAGGAGTGCGGCGATGGTTTCGGCCTTGGTCATGCCGCGGCTGTGGGTGAGGTAGTCGAGGAGGTCACCGTGGACGCCGCAGCCGTAGCAGTGGTAGTGGTTGTCTGATTCCCAGATGTGAAAGGAGGGTGTCTTTTCAACATGGAAGGGGCAGCAGGCCATCCATCGACCGGTGCTGTGGCGGCGCATGACGAGACCGTCTTTTTGCAGCCAAGTGAGGAGGGGATGACGGATTTTTAGCTCGCTGATGAGCTGGGAGGTATCACTCATGAGCGTGGTGGGAGATTGAAAATGGGGATTTTAAGGCTCTGGGCGTAGGTGCGCTCGGTGCGTGCGCCGGGACTGGCCTGCCAGTCTGGCAGCATGATGACGGCGGTGCTGCGGCGCACCATGATGAGGCAGTGCTCCATGTAATGGTCGTAGGTCCAGCCGGCTGGGAAGATGACGGGACTGAGGATGCGGTGGGGCTGGTGCAGCGTGCGGACGGTCTCCTCTGCGACTCGGAAGCGCAGTTTGAAATCAGGGACGCCGGTGATGGGGCCGGAAAGGTAGATGGTGCCTTTCAGGGCGGCGGTGGCTCTGGGATCAATCATCTGTGGGGAGGGAATCGCGGACGCGGATGGCGGTGTCGATGAGGTCTTCAACCTCGGTGAGGAAGGCGATGCGACGCTCAATGGGCCAACTGAGGATGTGATCAGTGCCGCCGACCTGATTCTTCCACTGGCGGAATTTAAGGCTGAGCCCCTGCAAGGTGAGGACGCCGCTGGACTGGCCGACGCCCTCCTTGAGATCCTGATCGGTGATGATCACATCCTTTTCGATGGATCGCTTGAGCGCGAGCGGTGAGAGGTGATGCTCATGGGCGCGCTGTGCCCACAATTCCTGTGAGACGGTGTCGGTGGCAAATTTCAGGCCAAGGACGTAGTAGTGCTCGCTGGTGAGATTCCACTTTTCCCGCAAGCTGAGCGGGGTGAGGCCGATGCTGTTTGCATGGGTGATGTCCTCAAACGGGAAGGCAAGCTGGGTGATCTGAGTCTCCACGAACTCGGTGCCGAACTGGCTGCGGCCGTAATTGAGGAGGTCGGCGAGGGCGGTGTGGTAGGTCTCTTTGACGATGCGGAGACGGGAAAGGGTGATGCTCCACTCTTCCTGTGTGAGGTCGCGGTGAAGGCGCAAGCCGTGGCGGCAGATGTCGAGGTTCAGGAGCAACTGTCCCTCTGAGCGCATGGCGAGGGCTGTCTCAACTCCGGTGCCGGTGAGCCAGACGGTAGGAACTCCAGTCTCATCAACAGGTAGGATGCGACGAATGACGCGGGCCTGTAGGCCAAGCTCAACAAGCTCGGGGTCGAGATCGGTCTCGGGGACTGGCTTGTTCCTGAGTGCGTCAAAGAGGAAGAGGAGGCGGGGATTGATGGTGGGCTGGGACATTGGGTGTGTGACACTGATAGTTAATTGTGACGATTTGTTACGGGTGAGATCAGGCGGGTTGGGCGGGTGTTTTGGTCGTCCATGTTTTATTGCGCCAGTGCTTGAGGCGCTGAGCCTGTGAGAGGGCGGCTTTGGCTTTGGTGGTCTTGCCAAAGGTGGTGCTGCTGATGCCAAGCTCGGCTTCCCACTGGCGTTTCTTTTTGCTGATGGCCTCGGGTGAGACATCGATCTGGGCGGCATACTCGCGGATGCTGCCAAGGCCGTTCAGGGCGTCGAGATTCAGGGCGAAGCAAAGCCCGGCGACGCTGATGCGGACGTTTTGCTCAATGAGAAGGAGGCCGATGACGCGCTGGATGACGAGGGGGTCGAGGCCACCTGTGCGAGTGGTGGGCGAGGGGTCGCGATCAAGGGAGTCATAGTCAAACCCGATGACGGCGAGGGGTGACTCGGCGGCGTCCTGGGTCTCGCTGGGACTGTGCCCTGATGCGTGTGAGGACTCAGGAGCGGGTGTGTCGATGCCAAGCTCGACAAGCTTCGCACGCTCGGCTGGCGTCATGTCGGTCAGCCACTTTTTGTATTCCTCCGCAGCGGCAGCTTCCAGCCTGCGAGCATGCTCCATGTAGGTTGGGTCGATGGCCATAGTGGTCAAGCATTGTGGTCAATACCCGCCCAAAAGGCTGAGGATGTGGTGATTAGGGAGGTGGGCGTCTCATTGCGAATGAGATTGCGGTGTGGTAAAAAGGGAAGTTTACCAAGGAAAGGATTTCCCAAAACCCATCTATTGACCACATTACCCACATGAAAACTGCCAAAGTGGTCAAGAAAAGTGGTCAAGGTGTGAAGGTGCGGGGGCTCTCCCAAATCGGGGGGCGTTATTACTATCGGCCGCCTCAAATGAATGGTGTGAGACCGCCGAGAAGGGCGCTGGAAACTTCGTCTTTCGAGGAGGCTGTGGACATCGCTCTCCAAATCCGCAACAATCGTGCGCCTCAATACACGCCGGGCACGCTGGTCTTTGAGACTGACCGTTTCATGCGAGTGCGCAAGGCCAAGAAGTTGAGTCGATGGACGCTGGACTCGGATAGCTCGGTGATGCACTTGATTTCTGTAGAGTTTGGTGCTGCAACGACTGTGGCTGCGATCACTCCACGCATGGTTGAGGCTTGGCGTGAGCGGATGCGTGGAAAAGGTCATTCCGAATCGACGGTGAAGACCTACCTGCTGCGGCTCCATGCTTTCTTTGCGTGGTTGGTGAAGGATGGTGGGCTGCCAAGAAATCCGATGCTGAATGTTGAACTGCCTTTGGTTAGGAAGACCAGAGCGGAAAAATTCCTGACCAGGGAGGAGCGGGATAAACTTATCGCGGGGTGCAAGCGTGATGATTTGCGCCTGATGCTGATGCTGGGATTCCACGCAGGTCTGCGGCTCAACGAGATGGTCGAGGCGCGTGTGGATTGGTTGCGCCTGTGGGAGGGCGGCGGTGAGATCGTGGTGAGTGCGACTGATACTTTCACTCCCAAGGATAGGGAGGCTCGGCGTGTGCCGATGAATGATCTGCTTTGGCGTTACATGAAGGACATGAAGTTCGAGGGCACTTATTTGGTGCGTGATGATGTTGCTCGGCAGAAGCATAAATATCGCTGGGAACCAAGAAAGCCTTTTGGGCGGCTGGTGGAGGCGATGGGAATGGGGTGGGTAGGATGGCATACGCTGAGACATACTTATGCGACGTTGTTGGTTATGGGTGGTTGCCCTGTGGCGACGGTGGCGAGGTGGTTGGGGGATGGGATCGAGGTGACTTACAAAAACTATGTGGGCTGCATCCCTCTCAGGGAGCATGTGAATGCTGGCCTTTAGCTTTGGTTGCTTCTTCGTCGTGACCGCCATTGAGGCTTAGCACTTTGAGGGCGGTGTCGATGTCGGCGCGGTGGTAAATGACCTGCCTGTGGCCTTTGCCTTTGAAGATGGGTTTGAGGCCAGCCTCTACAAGGTGCTCAAGCAGGGCGCGGGCTCCAACATATTCGCGGGCCTCGCGGGTATTGAGCCCGATCTGGACGGGGGGCTCAATTTTCATTTGGCGAGCAATGCTTTCTCTACCCAGGAGGTTTTGATTTGATCAAGCTGTTCAGAAAACTCGCTTAAAGCAATCCGGTCTGGTCCTGTATCGGCCCGTTTTATACTTTGATTACATATTGCTGTAAACTCGTCTAAGACGTTTTTACGGGCAGATTGAAGTGTCGATATTGGGAAAATGGAGGCGCTCACACGTTGTTTGTAACGGAAAAGAAAAAGTTACGCAAGGAAATATAAATGAAATGTGAAATTGTAACTGATTGTTACGAAATGAGTTGTTTTTTTGTTTTCCTGAAAGATTGTTACGAAATGAAAACAGCACTAACTGCAAAGATATTGAGGGAGGTCTTGTCGGACCTCGAATGGGATCAAACTGAAACGGCTAGACGCGTCAAATTGGCGAGGCCGCAAGTCTCGCTGCATTTGGCTGCTGTGAGGCCAGTGCGGGATGATCATCTGGCGAAATATTTGAAGGCGCTGCCGAGCACAGATGCTCTGCGTGTGCTTAATGCCTGGATGAAGGATGTGGTGAAAATCGATGTGCTGAACTCGCTGGGGCAGGAGAAATGGACGCGAGTGGCTAAGGTGCAGATCGATGCGACGCCGAAGGTGAAGGCGGTGATGCAATGGTGGGCTGAGCAGATGGCGGGGGATGCTGAAATGGAGACAATTTTTATGGCGCTCTCTCGCCGTATGGGATTTGATGAGAAAAAACTCAAACACTGAAAATTATGGCAGCACTTCCAGACTGGTATGTTTATCTCCCTGAGCAGGGAGTCATTGGGCCAATGAGTTGGAAGGAACTGCAGGGGTATCCTCGCAACACGCTTGCAGGCTATTCTGGAGGCAAGCTGTGGTATCCCAGGTGCGTGTGGTGCGAGAATGGTGATCTGTATGTGGGGCTCGTTGGGATGGTGTTTCTTGTGGGATTGATTTGGACTTCGGCGGGGGTGGTGGAATACCTCTTTTATGACAGTTACTACTCAAGCGATGAGTGGGGGATCTATTGGGCTGGTATATTGCTGTGGATCTTTCTCATTATTCGCCTGAGGAACAGGCTTGGTGTGTCGTTCGAGTAGGCACCCCGTTCCCCGAGGTCGATCGTGGTTGGAGGCATGTAGCTGTCAGCTTGCAATCCACGATTTCAGAAGTGACCACCACCGTGGAAAAGGAATCTCTTTTTGTGTGGGACACGTTGGGTTATACCGAAGGGGAAAAGTCGCGGAGGGTTTGGTTTTTTCTTGAATGTCCCATTGGAGGGGTGGGACACGAAATGTCTGAGGTGTCGGCGCTGTAAATTGAGACAGTTGACGGGACATGTCTCATATCATGAGTGATGAGGCAGGCCATAGTGAGGATGTGGCAGATCAGGCGCAGGAGGACTTGGAAAGTATCCGGCGTCAGGATTTGCAGAACATCCGTGCCTTTGCGAGAGCCGGGCGGCCTTTGACTGCGGAGCAGTTGCGGAGACTTGAGGCGGCGGACAGGGGGCAGGGTTCTTTGAATCTGGAGACGAGTGCTGCGGGCCAGCCGGTGTATGTGGCAAATCAGTCCATGCTGGCAGAGGCGCTAAATCTGGCGGACCGGAAAACGATCCAGCGTTGGTTGCGCAAGGAAGGTGCGCCGCAGGCGACTGATGACGGGCGCTATGATGTGACGGCGTGGCGGGCTTGGATGCTGACCAATGGGCTTGGCAGCAGGCGCAAGGAGCATGATCTGGAATCACTCAAGAAGGAACATGCGACGCTGGACCTGCGGACGAAGCAGATCGAGCTGGATGAACTGGAAGGACGCAGCGCGCCGATTGATGATGTGGTGCGGATTGTGGTGGAGCAGTATGCGCGGATGGTGCAGGGCTTTCGATCCATGCGGCACTCACTGGCACCAGCGGTGGTTGGGGAAACGGTGCCGGAGGCGAGCAAGCGCATTGCGGCGGCGGTTGACGAGGTGCTTGGGCAATTTGCGATTCCTGAGAGCGCAAAAAAAAAAGTGTTTTGGAGGAACGCATCTACGAAGCTTGCAAGCCGCCTACCAGTGTTGCTCCACACGATTATGCCAGAGCCCACTTCCGTTTGCACAACGGAGACCGATGGGACCCTGACCTGAGATTTCAGGAAAAGATCATGCGGGATTTTGCCGATCCGGCGATCCGCAAGCAGGCCTGCCAGTGCAGTGCGCAGAGCACGAAGACGGTGCTGATGTATGGCTGCATGGGTTATGCGTTTTTGGAAGATCCGGGCCCGTTTCTTTGGGTGACGAAGTCGCTGCCGGAAGCGAAGAAGATGGCGGAAGCCTACTTGTGGCCGTTCTGGGAGAACACGCCAAAGCTGATGGAGAAGCTGCCGACGCAGCGAGACAAGAAACGGAAACTGTCGGCAAACTTTGGCGGGTTTTATTTCAACATCACGGGGGCTGATGCGGCGGCATCATTGCAGTCGCTGCCTTACCGATACTTATTTTTGGACGAGGTGCGGCAATGGCGTGCGGGGGCGCTGGAGCAGGCGAGCAAGCGGACGCGGTCGTATCCGCATAACTACAAGCAGTTCATGGTCTCCTGTCCGGACATGGAGGAGGATATGATGGATCGAGCGTTTCTGGCCGGCAGTCAGGAACACTGGCATGTGCCATGCAGGAGTTGTGGCCACATGCAGGTGCTTGACTGGGGTGAGAAGAAAAAACCGGGCGGGGTGAAGTGGGATGACAATGAGATCACGCACCCGAACGGTGTGTGGAATCTGGACGAGGCCACGAAGTCATTGCGCTTTGAGTGTGAGTCCTGCGGGCATGAGCACCGCGACATCCGGCCATCAGGTGCAGACCGGAAATGGTTTTGTCGTGAAGGTGAATGGGTGGCTTACAATCCTGATGCACCGGCGGACTACAAGAGCTACACATGGAATGCGCTGCTGCCGCACTTCACCAGTTGGGCGGATCAGTTTCATGAGTTTCTGCGGGCAACGCAGGCGTTGAAGTCGGGCGACATCATGCCGCTCAAGGATCATTGGAATGAAACCCGCGGCAAGGTGTGGGCTGACCGGATGCGCTTTGCCAAGGACGATGAGTTCTTGAAGGAGCGTGAGCATCATTACCTGCCGGGCGATGTCTGGGAGAATGAAGTGCGGCGGTTCATGACGATCGACGTTCAGGGCAAGGGCGGACGCCACTATTGGGTGGTGATTCGTGCCTGGGGACAGTTCGGCCAATCCCGCAAGCTGCATCATGAAAAGGTTTACACGCGGGAGGATCTGATGCGGTTGCAAAAAGAGTGGGGTGTTGACCCGCGCAATGTGGCGATCGACTCGGCCTACTCGACGGCGGAGATTTACAAGCTGGTCATGGAGAGTGGCGGGCTGTGGAAAGCCATTCGTGGGGAGGAGAAACAATTCTTCACGCAGGATCACGGAGTCAAGGCGATCTGGGCCATGTCGAAGTTTGACCCGGCCATGGGCACGCGGTTGCAGGGACAGGTGGCGGCGATGCCGTTGTGGCTGTTCTCAGCACCGGCGACGAGGGAGCGGTTGGTGATGATGATGTATGGTGATCTGGGCGACTGGAGGCTGCCGCTGAATGAGGATCATGAATACAAGCGGCAGGTGACAGCTTGGGAGCGCAAGCTGGTGCAGGGCGGACGGGGTGGTGCCAGCTACGTCTGGTATCAAAAGCGGGTCGATGACCATCTGGAAGCCTGTGAGCGTATGCAGATTGCATGCGCGGCGATCTGTGGGCTTTTTGAGGCGGCAGATGGCAGTGCGCAGTTGCCACTGCTCTGACCAGACCAGACCTAGTTTACTCGTAATCGAGTAAAAACGGTGTTTTCTATAAAAATGGGAAAACTGTGCACACCTTGCTGGAAATTGGCAGACCTTGCAAAAAAGGAGTGTGCCGCGTGGAACGGTTGAGTTCGTGGCGAGGAACAGTGTTTCATCATACCTTACATACCTTGCATACCTTTTTGAAGATGGGGTAAGGGAAGACGCATTAAAAATCGTCGTTTATGTGTATAAGGGATACCCCCCTCTGAGGTGTGCAGGTGTGCAAAAAAGTGCTAGAAGCCTTTTGTCGTGGGCGTTCCACGCTGCATGCTTACCTTTTGGCTTGATAACTCCGTTGTTTGGAAGGCTTTAAGCCTGTGGAACGCCTGATTTTACGAGGCTTTTGCCAATCTGCGCACCCCTGGCCTGATGAGCAGAGGTGTGCAGCGCGGTGGGGTTGCGGGTGTTTTTTCCTGCGTAACGATCTGAATTTGAGGGATGTAGGAGCGGTAATCGAGGTATGCAGAGCATTCGCTGCGGGCGTGTCCGGTTTGAATGGACCGGACGTGTTTGCAGGTGCGTTGGCCGTCTGCGGTGGTGCGCCTTGTCCAGCCGGGGCAGTTGCAGGTGATGAGACCGGTATCTAAAACAAGGGTCTCATAGGTGCTTTTGCTGCTGCTGCTGGCAAAGCGGTAAAGCTCATTGATGGTGCTCATGTTGATAGGGCGTTAGTGAGATGCAGACAAAATTAATGGAGATGAGCCAAAGGTTAGATTCGGCGCTGAACGAGTTTTACTATCCGAACATGCCGGCCTTGGCTGCGGCAGTGAAAATGAAGGGGTCTGGCATTGGCCGCCGTAAGTGGCAGAAAGTGTTCAGAGATGCCCGCAAAGAGCATCCTAAACCGGCGGAATGGTTGACCGATCCCTCAGTGAAGAGTTTCCGTGGCAAGGTGTTTAAGGCGCCTGTGGCGACTCCGCACGATACGTTCAAGGAACAATATCGGACACATGCCTACCCGTTGCTCGAAATCCAAAAGCGTTATGGCACAGGTGAAGGCCATGCGAAAGTGGCACGCACGATGGGGTTCACCACGAATCGGCAGGGCTTCGTCTCTCGCGGAGAGGCACAGCAACGGGCATGGAAAAAAGGGATTCGGATTGATGATCCGGAAGCACCGTGGAGGAAGAAATCTTGGAAAGGTCTTCACTCATCTGACATGCGTGGTCACTATGGCCCGCCGTGATCCATCCGTGAAGATAGGGGGCATAAGCGGGCACATCAAGTGGGGCGCCTGATGCTTTCACAAAGTCCGCTGGGGACATGCTTTTGACGCATTTGTGAGTATCGTAATCAAAAAGTTTAACGCTATCATCTTTGTAGAAGAAGCGTGCGGCGTATTCTTGCCCATTTACGGTGACATGATCTGAGGTGTTAGATATATGCCACAAGGAGCGGAGAGCATCGGGTGAGTAAGATTGAAGCATGGGTTAAGATAAGAGGCTGGAATAACGGTTCAAGCTCATGATTTGTTGGCTGGGACGCCTTCGCGGATTTTCTTTTCAAAGATGCAATGTTCACCGTCAGTGCGAATCCAGCGGTAGCCGTTTTTGAGCAGGTTGCTGAGTTCGGTGGAGTGTGCATCTGCGGACAGGTAAACACTTTTTGGCACTGGCACGGCGAGCATGGGATTGACGATGTGCAACGGCATTGTGGCGTAGTGATACAGATCGGAAATCATTTGGGTTGGAGGGTGATGGGGTCGAGGTGTTTGAGGGAGCCGGGGAGTTTGCTGCCGGTGGCGGCGCGGACGTAGGCGGCGGGGAGGTCAAACTTGGTGAGGGTTGAGATGTGGGTCATTTCAGCGATGAAGGCGGGGCTGGCGATGTCGCTCTGGCGCTCGGTGTGGGCGCGGTCACGGAGACGGCGGATGATGACGTTGCAGACGCTGTCCCAAAGCGCGTCAATCGTGGTTTTAAGGTCTTGGTTCTGGAGTTGGTGAAACTCATCCCAGGTCTTGGGATTGACGCTGTTGGCGTTGGAGTCGGTGCCAAAGCTGGTGGCGAGTATGAGCAGGGAATCGGTGCCTAATCCAAGGTGGCCAAACTTACAGGCATCAAGGTGCAGGCGCAGGTCATCGAGGACGAGGCTGTAGCGTTTACCTTGCAGGCGGGTGATGCTGGCGTGGATGGCTTCGGCGGGATCTTTGATGCCGTCTTGGCTGGAGGGTTTGGGGAGAGGTTTGCTGTTGGGGCCAGTGGGTTCTGGGGCAATTTTCCAAGTGAGTTTGACTTTACCGTTTTCTTCCTCAAGGAAGGGTTCGGCTACGGGGTCTGATTTCTTGGAAGTTTTCCAGTTATGGAAGTTCCATTGGTTCCGAAGTTTGAGAGTGGACCCATCTGCCAGCGTGACGGGATCGGGATCGTAGGATGCAGAGATGGCGTAGTAGCCTTTGGGGGCTTTGGCGATGGCGGCCTGCCACTCGGCGTCACGGGCGAGGTTTTTGCGTTTATTGAAGCAGGCAGGGTTGAGGCATTGGGCGCACTTGGTCACTTTGGCATCAGCAAACTCGGTGTTGCTGAACAGATCGCTGGCGACGCTGCTGGTGGCGCAACCGCTGGGGCCGCAGCCTTCGATGAAGGTGGCGGGGTTATCGAGCCATTTGGCGTCTTTGAGTGAGCAACTGAGACTAGACAGCCATGAAACGACTTCGGAATGGCTGGGGCTTTCATAGCCATCTACGACCCACTCGCTGTGGAAATGCTCCTGCAGTTCGGGACTCAGGGCGGCGACGAGTTCCATGGTGGCGATGGGCAGGTTGTGGATGCTGCTTTCGGGGTCTTGCCAGGCGGTGTGGATGCTGTCGGTGAGGGCGCAGAGGCGCATCCGGCGTTTGACCCATGAGTCGGGCCGGCCAAGCATGGCGGCGATGGATTCCGGGGTGCTGCCGGGCAGTTCAGTGAGTCGGCGGATCTGAGCGGCTTCCTCGCGTGGTTCGGGGTTTTCACGCTGCAAGTTTTCGATGGCGAGCATGGCTTCAATTTCGGCATCAGAGAGATCACGGACGATGCAGTCGAGGGAGAGCCCGGCGAGTTTGGCGGCGTGCCAGCGGCGGGCTCCAGCGCCGAGTTGGTAGCGGTCGGGCTTGGTGGGATGCGGGCGGACGGTGACGGGCTGGATCTGGCCGTGGCTGCGCATGGAGTCGGCAAGGCCGCGGCAGGACTCAGGTGTGATCTGCCGGTTGTGCGGATGGGGATCGATGGATTTAGTGGCGATCCATTGGCGAGTGCCGTCGGTGATGGTGGTTTGGGCGGTGGGTTTTGGGGTGGGTTTGGTTTTCATGTTGATACGTGGGTGGTGGTATGAATCGAGATTTGACGCGATTGAATCGCAGACTGGATGCGGCGCTGACTCAGTTTGGAGTCACTGAGTTTGCCAAGATGTCGAAGGACACTTTTAAGGCGGTCTGGCGGCGTTCGCGGTTGTGATCCAAGCGTGGGTCATCAAAGAGAGTTGGATCGAGGTAGGGTGTTGAGATCATCGTGATTTGCAAAAAAACGGGCGGTCGAAGGGGTCATCGAAATAGATGTTTTCCGCGCCACGGGAGGTTTCAAAAATGAGGCAATCGCGCTGGAGGGCGATCATGTCGTCGCGCTCCAATTCACGCGGGCCGGAACGTGGCAGATGCTGCAAGCCAACAATGCCCTGGGAGATTTCCAGCACACAGCGTGCGCCGCTGGCTTTGGGTTTGCCGGTGCTGTTGCCGTGGATCATGCTGGCGTGCGCGGCTTGCAGCAAGACGCCGGTGCAGTCATGGATCTGCTTGCCTTGGATCAAGCGGACGGTGAGACCGCTTTTGAGGTTAGCTTTGCAGTAGTAAATCGTGATTGGTTCTTTGGGTGTGGCGCGGAGGAGGTGTGTCATGGTGAGTTGCGGTTTGGGTTGGGGATGGAAAAAAGGGCGTCGTAGGGGCCGTGGCTGTCTTTGCGGCGTTCAGCCCAGACGATGAGAACACGGGGCTTCATGTGCTCTGGCACGGGTGTGCCGGGGATCTTGCCGGGTTTGTATTTGCCGCGGTCAAAGCGCTCTTTGGGCAAGCTGGCCAAGCTGTGACCTTGAACGGGGTTGAACAGGGAATCGCGCAAGGCAGCGGTGAACTGTCGCTTGGTGAGGATGGTGTCGTATTTCATGGTTGGCAGTGGAATTTCCAGATTGAATCTTCTTTGCCGGAGGTGATGCAGAGGTAGCGGGCGACGAGGGTTGTGTTGCCTGCGATCGTGTAGCCAAAGACGCAAAATTGTCCGGCGAAGAAGCGGCCGTCTGGGCCGGTGGAGACGATGAGTTCAGGTGACTTGCTCATCTCGGACATGGTCATGGTTTCGGTTAGAATCATGGGATTAGGCGGCGAAATCGAAGTCGAGTTGGCCGCGGTTGGCGGTGATGCGGGCCTCGCGTTCGGCGGTGGTGGCGGCGATGGCGGCGGCGATTTTTTGTAGTTCAGCGGTGGCGGTGCGGGCGGCGTCTTCGGCGCGTTCGACGGCGGTGCGGCGGTAGGGGTGGAGGACGCCAACGAGGGTGGTTTCGTTGCGGTGTTCTTCCAGACTCAGGCTGTTGCCCCAGATCACATTGGCGGGCACACCGCAGAGGGTGAGTTGGATGTAGGTGGCCATGAACATCTTGGGGTCAACGTCCACGGCGGTGAGCCAGTAGTGCCAGGGCATGAAGCCTTTTTCATGGAGCACGTTGGTGGTGGCGATGGCCATCGCTCCGGCACCGCAGGCGGGCTCGCAGATGGTGAGGCGGCGGTCGGGATCGGGTTGTTGCTCGCCCATCGTCATGCGGGCCATCAGGTCGCAGACGTGTTTTGGGGTGAAGAATTGGCCGTTCCATGAGGAGAGCAGTTCAAGTTCGCTAGCGACACAGCCGAGGAAATCATAGCGTTCGCGGTCGAGGCCCATGACGAGGTGGGCCATGGCCTCGCGAAACTTGGCGGGGTATTTGTAGCGGGCTTCGATCGAGAGAAATTCTTTTTCCTTTTCGGTATTCATCTCGCCGGTTTGGAATTTGCAGACGGCTTGCGACAAGCTCAGGTAGGCGAGGTTGAGGAAGTCGCTGAACGTCTCCCACATGGAGCGCGATCCGAAGGAGGTCTCTTCCAGGCAGGTGGCAAAGGTGTGGTGGTGTTTGTGGGAAAAGTGAGATGATTTCATGGGCATAAAAAAACCGCCGGATGGCGGTTGGTGGGTGGAGGATGTTGGTGGGATGATTAGAAGGCGGGAAGGGCCATGCGTGCCGGCTGTTCATGCAGGTGCCACATGAAATGCTCAACATCAGCGCCAGTCCACTGGCTGGCTGGTTTGGGTGTCTGATTTGAAACGGTTCGGCTCATCTTCGGTGATCTCACAGACCAAATGCTCAGGCACTCCATAGAGCACATTGCAGGTGGTCAGCGAGTTGCGCCATGTTGCGCGCTCCACAGTTGCGAGGCCGTTTCCATTCGTGGTCACTTTCACGGACTCGCCCGTCGAGAAGTTGCAATATGTTCCAGCCAGCGGAGACGCAAGCCGAACAAATCGGATGCAGGCAACGGCTCTAGGAGTCGGTGGAGTATTCATAGCTTTCATTTCGCCGTCGCCTGATCCGAAGCGTTCTCTAGCGGGTGTGTCTCAAGAGCGGCCATCGCTGATTCCCACGCTTCGCGAATGCGGCGGCAGTCGCCATTTGTGACCTGGATTTCCACGTCCATATCCCAATCTTCAAAATCAGGCTGATGCTGTTCGCCAATGAGTCGTGTGACGTTCACGCATTTGATGAGCGCGGCACGCATGTCGTCCACGGCTCTTTCGGCTTTGCGTGCTCGCATCTTCCATACGCTTGCCATGTTGATTTCGAGTATGCGGTCTTGAGTGGCGTGACTGTTGAGGATTCGCGCGCACCAGCCGGTGTAGCGTTCGAGAGCTTCTAAGCTGGGTTCAGCATCGAAAGTCACGCTCACGGTGTCGTTGACTTGATCTTGATGCCGCAGTGTGGCTTTGACTTCGAGTTGGGATTTACCTTTGGGCATCAGGGTTGGGGGTCGAGGATGTCTTCGAGGTAGCGGTGGATGGCGCCGGGAGTGGTGAAGGTGTCGATGATGTCTTCGGGGATGGTGAGCTTGTAATGGTCTTCGACGGCGAGGATCACATCGAGCATGTCGGTGGGATCAGCGCCGAGATCGGTGAAGAGGGCTTCACGGGTGAGGTCGGTGAGGTCGATGCCGGTGTGGTCGAGTTGGTTGAGCAGGAGTTGTTGCAGGCCGGAGAAGTGAATCATGAGAGTTGAGGGTTTGAGTTCGGTCAGGTGTCACCTTATTCAGTGATGCGCATGGGCATGAGCACGGTCTGGCGGCCGTCTGGCTGGCCGCCAAGCATGGGGCTATTGGAATCACGCAGGCGAAGATAGGTGCCGCTGAAATCCAGACAGGGCAGGAGCAGGAAGGTGTCGAAAGCAATGTTGAAGGGTTCACTGGTGCCTTTCCATGTGCCTGCGGGGAAGGGCTCACAAAGAACGGACGGGGTGCCGGAACTGGTTTTGACCGCGGCGGTGACGCTATGGTCGGCGTGCAGATGGAAGGTGGTGGTGGTTTCAGCGCGGGTGCTGCGCTGGTGGAAGAGCAGAGTTTCGCGAGTGGTGTCGGTGAGGGTGACGAAGGTGGTCATGTCCTCGCTTTTAGGGATGACCTGGGCGTAGTTGGGATAGGTCCCATCGATGAGGGTGTGCTTGAGCAGGCAGTTGTCGAAAGGTTGGGCGAGGATGGTGCAGCGTGCAAAATCATCATTTGCAATGTTCATGGGCTTTGAGAGCCAGAAGGGAATGGGTTTGTCGTCTTCCGGCAGGAGGGGGCTGGTGAGGCATTTCAGGGCACGAGGAGGTATGATGAAGCTGGCAGGCAGGGTAGTGCCGGGTGCGGGTGGGGTGAAGCCGAGATAGCGGCCATTGGTGGCGACAGTGGTGCCGTTTGGAGCAAAGAAGACGCCATTGAGGACGTAACGGGTCTCATCTGTGGACATGAAGGCGCTGGAGGCGATGGCATCATGCAGGGTTTTGGGATTGAGCCAGCCGCCGAGATTGAAGCCGGTGGTATCAAAAGGCGGGAACTGGTCATGATCGATGCGTGCCTGCGGGCATAGGGAGGCGGTGCCGGTGCTGGTGAAGGCGCGCATGTGGTGATTGAGCTGGCAGAACTCAATCCAGCCATCCTTGGGAAGGCTGCGGGTGATGGCGAGAAACCATTCAATGCTGCAGGAGGTGGGTTCAGTGAGGCTGGTGGGCTCGGGGAGTTGCAGGGGCCAGTGGAACTGGTTTTCCAGATCGCTGGAGGCGAGGACGATGCGGGTCTCGTTGATGGGGTGAATGTGCAGGTGGGTGAGCACGGGCAGTTTCACTTTGGAATTGATTGAGGTGAGCAGGGCGCGGAGACGGCGGAGGGTGGGGGTGGTGAGTTTCATGGGAGTTGATGAGGGTTGGGTGTTATGTTATTACAGAGACTGACGCTGCTTGAGGAGAGATTGGATGGTGCTTTGACGCTGTTGTGGACGCGGGAGATTGATGACAAAAAATATGCGGACGGAATGCGGACTGATAAGTTCCGGTTGAAGGATGGGTCACTGATCAGCGTGGAGCGTGACGAGCCGCGGGCAAAAACCCGCTACTACAAGGTGGAAGATCCCGGTGGTGCTCATGTGAGGTATTCCACCCATCAGGGAAAGAATAAAAAGCGCATGAAGGTGGACTGGCTTGTCCACGATAAAAACATGAACGGGATGCCTACCCGCGGGCAGGTGGCATCCGTTCAGAGGGCAACGCGAAAGGTGATTGGTCGCGCTGACAAGATGAGAATGACTGCTTACACAGATCCAGTGCCCTTTGGGCGGATGCCGGTTGAGTCACTGGTCAAAATGTATGGCCGGGATAGATTCAAAGGCATCAAGACCGGAGGTGATCTTTCAGCGTCGTTTCGCCGGAAGGACAAGTGGGGTGCTCTGGGGGCTTTGGTGCGCAAGCCGAAGCTGCGCTGACATACAAGGTCTGAGGAGGTGATGGGAAATAATGGAGGAAGGCCGGACAAAGCCAGAAGGTGAGACCTTCCTTGAGATGCTCTTTGTCGAGGTAAACAAACCCGCCCATGTCCTTGCGGACAAAGCTGTAATTCAGCGCGGATGGGAAGGGCTGGCTGGATGCGAGCAGTAAAAAATCACGCTGCGGGGACAAGCCAAAATGCAGTGCCAGATGGGCAAGAGCGGTGTTGGCGGCAAGGACAAAGGGTTCATCGACCAGCCCGTGATGCGGATCACTGAAAACATAGATGCTGCCTTTGGGCCTGACGTGGAGAGTGTGGATGGTGTTCATCGATAAGAGTAGTGGCTGAATTTGTGGTAGGAGCGGACGACGATAACGGCGGCAGTGATGATGGCGATGAGTAAAAGCCAGAGGGCGGTGGTGAGGGTGCGGTGGAGCATCTCAGTTGTGGTGGAGGTATTGGTCGGGGAAGTGACTGGTGACGTTGGTGATCTGGTGGGCTTTGAGCAGACCGAGAACAAATTCCTGGGTGAACTCGTCCCAGCTCATGAGGGTGGCGGGGACAAACATGATGCAGTAGCCATTGTCGGCGGGATTGGGAAATCCGGTGAAATACTGGGCGACGAGGTGGCCGGTGGTGCCGGACAGGGAGAAGTCGCGGTGATAGTAGGTGCAGGCATTTTGGCCGGGCTGGATGCGGCGCTCGAAATCGCCAAGGATGCCGGCTTGCAGGAGGATGTGGCGGCAGAGTGCGTCTTCCTGACAGATGATGATGTCGGACATGGCGGAGAAAAGATGAATGATGAAGGATGAAACCGCAGGCCATGCGGGAGGCGTGGCCTGCGGTGCGGTGCTCAGCGGTTAAGCGGCGACTTTGGCCTTGCCTTTTTTAGCGGGAGCGGCAGGCAGTTCTTCCTGCGGCTCGGCCTTTGCGGCGATGTGGGTGCGGACGAGGTCGAGCATCTGCTGGAGTTCCATCTCCCAGGTGCGGAGTTCGCTCAGATCGGCGATCTCGATGCAGTCCACCAGATCGTCCTGCAATCCGGCGATGGACTGCGTGATGATGTCGGTGGAAGGCACGCCATCCATGGCGTCGGCCATGGCGCTGCCGACTTGTTCGGGGGTCAGGTTGTCTTCGTCTTCGTCTTCGACGGCAGGGGTTTCTTCCTGCTCGTCTTCCGGCTCAGCCGAGGCGGAGGAGAAGGCGACGACGTTGGTGGCGGGTGTCGTGGCAGGTGTGACCGCGGTTTCTTCCTCATTTTCAGGCTCGGCATCAGCATCAGGCTCAGCATCATCAGGCTCAGTGGTAGTAGCTGCTGGGGCAGTGACCACGGGAGCGGTGATGACGGGAGCGGTGACCACGGGAGCGGTGACCACGGGAGCGGGTTCAGGTTGCGGCGGTGGTGGGGGTGGGTTGGCGGCGAGTTGGGCGGCCTGCTCGGCAATCTGGACCTGCATGGCGGCGGCGCTGGCTTCGAGGTCGATGATGCGCTGGCGCTCGGCAGCGGCGTCCACGGCCTGCTGGGCGGCGCGGGCGGTGAGTCCGGCGAGGGTGAGACCAGACTCAAAGAAGGATTCAAGCTGGTCATCCCAATCGGCATGGTCGGCGCAGATGGCGCGGGACTGTGTGACGGTGGGGCGGTGCTTGAGATTGCCAAGCAGGGTCATGGACTTGCGCAGGATGTCACACTGGCGCAGGGTCATGCGGTCGTAGAACGCTTCGGTGAAGGGTTCCTTGGTGCCGTCTGCGGTGGCAAAGAGCACGGGCTCGGACAGGGCAGGCAGGGTGGAGAGAACCCATTCGGCGGTGCGGGCGTTGTTCAGGCTGGAGGGCTTGATGCCTGCGGCCTTGAGCAGGTCGGTGGCGTCTGGCAGGGTGCTGAGGATTTTACCCTGGAGCAGGAAGCTGGCGTTCACTTTGCGCTCGGTGGTGACGTAGAGATCCACGCGCTCGTTTTGCGCCATCGCGGTGAGGATGGCGAGGGTGAGGCTTGGAGGGGCATCGGTGGTGGATGCCGTGGTGGTTGCTGCTGGTGTGGTGGTTTTTTTAGCCATGGTGGTGGTTTTTAGGGTTTTGAGCAGCCGGATGGGTGAATGCAGTCGCTGTCCGGCGAGGCGGCGACGGCAAATTAAAGTCACTCGATATTACAAGTGACGGAAAGTTACGCGGAAGATCAGGCGGCGGCCTGTCCGGTGAGGAGTTCGGCCTGATGGATCAGGTTGCGGCCGGTGTCGGTGATGTGGATGGCGATGGCGCGGCGATCAGCGAGGAGTTTGCGCTCGATGTAGCCTTTGTGCTCCAGGGAGTCGAGCTGGCCGGTGATGGCGGCGGGGCTGATGTAGAGGCGTTTGGCCAGATCACAGGGGCGGATGAGTCCGTCTGTGAGGACGGTGAGCAGGGCAAGCTGGCGCATGGAGATGCCATGCGAGGAGCAGTGGTGATTGAGGACGAGGAGGTTGCGGACTGACATGGCGGTGGTGGTGGATGGGGTGGGAAAGAGACGCCGGGGTGCTGGTCGGATCGGGTGAAAGCTGCTACGGCAAAGGCCCGAGCGACCGCTGGTGGTCAGGCCGAAAGGCCCGACTATAACACCAACACCCCGGCGAAAGGGGGTGTCGTAACAAAGAGTGAAAAGTTAAAAAGAGTTACAAATCAGCGCAGCGTTTGCACTGGTCGAGGATGTTGGCGATCAGCCGGTGGCGGCGGAGGCGGCGGCGGAACAGGGCGACGTTGTCGGTCACGCGAGTCTTGGTGCTGTGACTGCTGAGGTCAGGCTGTGGGTCGAGACCGCGGCGGGCGATGATGGGTGGTGGACGGTGCATGATGAACATGGGATGTCAAAAGTGGTTAGACGTTGGCTTATCGCTGTGCAAAGGACATGAGGACGCCGGAGCCATAGAGGCCACCGCCTGCGGCGAAGGTGAAGCCAGCCATATCGCCACTGTTGGCGTAGAACTGATACTCGGGCAGGCTGGCGATGAGGGCGAGGTAGCGGGCTTGGTAGCCGCTATTGCCGACGACCACGCGGATGGGTTGGCTGATTTTGCCAGTGGACTGGCACGCATCGCAGTCGGTAGTGCCGGCAGAGTCGGGCACGAGTCCGCGGGCGTCACAGGTGCGGCAGTCGTGTTGATGTTCACACTCGGAACAAGTGTGGACGCCTTCACCTTTGCAGTCCGGGCATGGGCCCAGATGGCCTTGGCCATCACAAGCGGCACATTTTTCAAAGATTGGATCGGGCAGAGGATGCGGGATTGGGGTGGCGGGGTGGGTGAACAATTCTGCCAGTGGTGCAAAGCACTTGGCAGCGGAGATGGCTTGTGGTGGGGTTGGCTGATTTGGATCAACGGGGTTGAGGGGCAGCGAGGGCACGCGGACACAAATGCGGGCATCGGTGGCGTAGGTGAAGCCGTCATACGTCCATGGCCTGCGCAGGTTGGGACGGTGTGGGTTAGTGGAGCAGAAGCGTTGTAGGTCGATGGGGTTCATGCGGCGATAGGTTTTTGGTGGAGTTTACGAGGTTGGGCTTGGGTGACGATGGCGGCAGTGGCGGTGGTGACTGGACGGGCCTTGCCATTGAGACGCTGGCGGCGGGCCTCGATCTGTTCCTTCATGGTCGTGGCGGTCGGGGTTTCCTTGGCCAGCACGCCGAGAATGTCAGCCGTGGTGGGTTCACGGACGTTGTCGTTGAAGGCGGTGGCCATGGCTTTCTGCCAAGTGCGCTCAATCTGCCGGCCGGAGAAGCCATCACTGGCACGGGAGAGGGCGGCGAGGTCAAAGCTGGCGGACTGACGCTTGCGGCGGCGGATGTGGATGGCGAAGATTTCTTCACGCTCCTTGGCATTCGGCAGTTCGACACTCCAGACATCCAGACGGTCGATCAGTGGATCGGGCAGGTTGTCGATGTCGTTGGCGGTGAAGATGAAGTAGATGCCGGTGCTGTCCTGGATGTCTTGCAGGAAGGCTTTGATGAGACTGGCCGTGGTGCCGCCATCGGTCTGGCCGCTGGACTTGGCACCGGCGGTCATGCCGTCGATTTCATCGATGTAGAGGGCGCACTTTTTCAGAGCACGGGCGGTGTCCATGACGCGCTTCCAGTTGTTTTCGGTCTGGCCGACGAGAGAGCCTTTAAGCTGGTCGGCGCGGACACGGAGGACGGGGATGCCGAGTTGTTTGCCGACGATGGGAGCGATGAGGCTCTTGCCAGTGCCGGGCATGCCGACGAGCAGGCAGCCTTTGTTGGGTGTGAGATCGTAGTCGGAGGCAGCGGTGGTGAACTGATTGCGGAAGGTGTTCAGTTCATCCTTGAAGGCATCCCAGCCGCCGACATCCGCCAGGGTGAGGGGACTGTCGATGTATTCGACCAGACCATTCTTGCGCAGGATGGCGATTTTTTCACGCAGGACGATGGCGGGATCAAAGCGGCCTTGGGTGATGATGCTGAGGGCAAAGGCATCCTCAGCCTCCGGACTGGTGAGTCCGGCAGCGGCATCCAGCAGGGCATCAAGGTCAAGACCGGTGGGCAGATCACGGATCTGAGTGCGGACGCCGTCTTCGGTCTGGTAGCAGAGTTCAGTGGCCAGTGCCAGCAACTCGGCGCGGTCAGGCAGGGCGAAGTCGATGACGGAGAAGTGCTTCTCCAAGTCGATCGGCAGTTTCACTTCCGGCATGATGAGGACGAGGCTGATGAGGCGCTGCTTGGCAATCTGCAGGCTGTCCTTGATCTGGCGGTAGAGCATGGGGTTGGGATCAGCCATGATGAGATGGAAATCGCGGAGCAGGAGCACGGTCTTTTCCGGCAGGCCGCCGACGCTTTTGAGGACTTCAAAGGCATCTTCGCCACTGACGGTTTGAGCGCGGGTATCGACCCGGCCTTGGGTGACTGACCATGCGTGCAGGCCATACTCCAGGGTGGAGCAGACGGAGTCGAGCAGGGCTTCGGCACGGCTCTCTTCATGAGAGACGAGGATGAGACCGGCATAGCCGGCTTGGATGCGTTGGGTGAGCAGGGTGGTGGTGTTCATGGGATGAAGGGTGAAGGGTGAGGGGTTACCAGTTGAAGGAGGGGAGGTCGGTGTATTCCTGGCCTTCGCTGTCGAGGCGCAGGTGGTGGAAGCCGAGATTGTGGAAGGTCTCGATGAGGTTGAGGAAGGCGTCTGAGTAACAGGCGTCTTCCATCCACTCGCCGAGGTCATCGATGTCGAGCAGATAGCCGCCAGCGGGCAGGCGGGCCATCATGGGGCTGCTGTGCGGATCTTCCTCAAGCAGTGCGGCGTTGTCGGTCTCCTTGATGTGGCGGGTGCTGACGACGGGCACCGCCATGACCCAGGGCACGGTGTTGGCGGGTAGGTTGGGGATTTGTTCAGTCTTCATGGTTTTCGGAATGGAAGAGGGCGATTTCTTCATCTTCTTCGGGTTCGGTTTTGGGTGGCTGGAGATCCCGGAAGCCAGTGAGGCGGAACTCGTCAAACCATGTGGCGTGGCAGTCATGACAATCGACCATCTGGTCGGCAGTCATGCCGTCCGGTTCCAGGGCGCTGGCTTGGATGGCGGTGCTGCCGCAGTGCGGGCAGGTGGTGCCGCCATCTTCCAGATACTGCTGTTGAGGGTTGGGCTGGTGGGCACCTTCATGCGGGCAGATGATCCAATGCCAGACGGGGTGATCGTGCGGCAGGTTGCGGCGGAGCAGGGTGAACAGAGGAAACGCTGGGTCAGTGACATCAGGCCGGAGGTCGAGGATCTCATGACCTTCAAGTATGTTGCCTAAAAGATGGCAGAGATGGGCGGCGGTATCGCCGGTGATCTGCCACTTGAGACTTGTCCAGACGTGCTTGGCCACGGCGGCGCGGGAGGCGTCACCAAGGGCGGCGCTGATCGTTTTGGCGCTGGCGATGAGGTCAGTGTTGAGGGCGGGTTGGGACATGGGGAAAGGATGAAGGGTGAAGGATGAAGGATGAAGGTGAAGGTTAGGCGGCTTTGAGTTTGAGCTGGGAGATGTGGCACTCCTGTGGCGAGACATCGTCACGGGGGCCGAGATAGACGGGCTGGAAGACGCAGCCATCAGGGAAGGCGTAGAGGTAGCGCACCTCGACAATGGAGTCGGCGGGCGGGATGCTGTGATTGGGTGGGATGGTCACATTGCCAAAGCCACGGACGCGGCCCTGATTCTCGTAGAGGATGAGTTCTACGCTGCGCTTGCCTGTGCTGGTGCTGCCGACGATGAAGCTGGCGGTCTCCGTGAACTTGAACTTGAGGGCAGGGCCGCCAGTGCTGGGGCGTGAGCTTTGCCACGGAGCATTCAGGTCTTTGAAGACGATGCCTTCGGCGTTGTCGGCGCGGAGTTGGTCGAGTAGGTCTTGCTTGCTTGCAAGAGTGGTCTCACTATCGACGCATTGCAGGTGGATGAAGTATTCATCATTGACGTAAAGCAGACGCCGGAGCATGTCATGGCGTTCGGCATAAGAGCGGTGCCGGACATCGATATTGTCCTGACTGAGCAGGTCAAAGGCCATGAAGGTGTCACCCACCATTTCACCGTCGATCACACAAAGGTGGAGTAGATCAAGCATGGCGCGCTGGACGGTAGCCGGGAAACCACAGGGCAGGCCGCGCTTATTGACGGCAGTCACGACGCCTCTGCCGCCTTGGCTGGTGAGGGTGAGCGTCATGCGTTTGCCGTCGTGCTTCTGCTGGGCGCAGTAGCGCCCATCACGCAGCAGGCGGTCAAGCTCTGCTTCGGTGATGCTGTTGAGCAGCATGGGCAGGGTGGGGTCGGCTGCGGGCGCGGTGCTGACGGTGGGGGCCACGGCGGGCGCGGTCTGGCCATCGGTGGCGATGACGTAACCGCCTGCCTGCTTGCTGCGGATGAGTTTGGTGGCGATGTCTCCGGCCACTTCATGGCGGACGGGTTCGGGCGTCTTGGTGCCGGTGGTCAGGGTGCTGCCACGGCGGCCGTAAGCAAAGGTGACGATGCTGGTGGTGGCCGTGATGGGGTCGATCGTGACTTGATAGACCTTGTCACTGCCAGCTTGGCGGTTGTAAAGGGTGGTGGTCATGGACGGAGTTAAGCGTTGGCGTTTTGGTAGGTGGTGGCGGAGGTCTGAGCGTGGAACTCAGGTTTCTTTTTGACGGACTGGACGGTGCCGAGTGCGGCCTCGATCTGGGCGGTGGTGCTCTGGCAGGACTTGCCTTTGAAGCCGCTGGTCTCCACGGAGGTGGCACCGTTGTGCAGGGTGATGGTGATGGTTTTCACAGAAAGGATAAAGGGTGAAGGATGAAGGATGAAGGTTAGGCGGCGCAGGTGATCTGGATGGCCCCGTTGGGCAGGGTTTTGCGGACGGGCTGGTATCCTTTCTGCCGAAGCATGGCCATGGCGGTGTGGGCACCGTAGGTATCCTGCAGGCGGACGAGGTTGTCCCCGAAGCGCTCTTTGAGCTTCATGCCGTCATGGCGCAGGTTTTTGCCCGTGCCGAAGAAGTCCCAGGCGAGGGTGTAACTGCCGGCGGTGGTCTTGCTGGCGACGACGCCGATCTCGTAATGCACGCCGGGCAGGCGGATGACGTGATCACACTTGCCAAGGTCGGCCAGGGTCATGCCCTCTGGCAGAGGTTCATCGCCCACTTTGGCGCCATACCAGTTGTAGGTGGGGACGTTGCGGTGGAGGGACGCGCCGAGTTCGGCGCAGGCAGCTTCGAGGGTGGCGAGGTCTTTGATGACCAGTTTGATGGTGGTGATGTGGGACATGGACGGTGGTGGTGGTGGGTTGGGTTATTGGGCGAGCAGGAGGTGATCGTGGTCGTGCTCCCATTGCAGGCAGGTGCTGCGGTCGGAGTGAGCGAAGAGGGGGGCGTGGTCGGACTGGATGCGGACTTCCCATTCCTGAGTCAGGAAATTGAAGTCCACCGTGGAAGCGCGCTCGACTTGGCAAGGGCCGAGTTCACGCAGATCGACGGCATCCGTCCACAGGGCGCGGGCGGTGCCATTGGCGATTTCGATGGTCATGGTGGTGGCGTGTGGTAACAAAAAGTGACAATTAACTAAACTTAACACGGCGGGCCGTATCACGTAAAGTTAATTGTCACGATGAGTGACGGATGAGGTCAGGCGGCGAACGGCAGGCCGCTGGCGGCTGGGGTTGGCAGGGTGGTGGTGGCGGGGTCAAAGGCGGCGCAGCGCAGCCAGACCCACTGCTTGCTGGCGCTGTCCCAGACACGGCCACGGCGGACGTAGCCGTCGTGGTCGATGTTTAGCAGATCGCCCTCCTTGCCATGCAGGACAAAGGCGGCGGGTGGGCGGTAACGCTGGGGCACGGTGGTGCTGGCGGCTTGGAGCTTGGCCTCGTTGAGATCTGTGTGGATGCGGCCGGGCTGGGTGCGGCGGCGGGTGGTGCAGGCGGTGATCATGCGGCGATGGAGTCAGGGGTGGGTTGAGCGGTTGGGGCGGTGGGTTTCGGAGCGGCGGGTGCAGCGAGCTTGCGCGGGGCCAGGTTGAGGCCGTAGCTGGTGGCCAGCGTAGATAGGGCGGCGGCGGTGCTGGTGCGGGCGATGGCGCTGTCACGCAGGTCGGCCTGCGTGCGGTTGAGCATCCGGCGGGCATCGGCCACCAGGCGGCTGATGGTGCTGTCCTCCGTCATGTTGTATTGCGGGGCCAGTTCCAGAATCTCGTTGAGATTTTCCAGAGTGCGGGCGTGGATTTGTGGCTCGGCTTTGAGGCGTGGCTGGCCGTCGGGGCCGGTCTCGTAGAGAGACTGGAACAGACGGTTCATCTTCTCGGTGATGCGCTCCATGAGCTGATTGCGCGCCTGTGTGCCTGCCAGTTGGGTGGCTTGCGCCAGTTGATCCTTGAGCATCTGGACGCGGGCATCTGACAGGCCGGGCACGGCATCCAACGCATCTGGATTCGGCAGGGGCAGCAGCCCGTAATCGAAACAGAACAGGTCGGGCAGGGTGTGGGCGGCGGGGTAGTCCTCTTCACGGTAGGCATCTTTGAGGATTTCAAGGCGGGCGCGCTGCTTGTAGGATGCGTAATTGTCGATGAAGCGGCGGACGGCGGCATCCCACTGATCCTTCCACGCGGCCATGCTGCGTAGGTAAGCTTCGGAGCGGGAGGCTGGGATGATGCTGCCAAAGGGGGCCACAAAGGTCTGCTTTTCGTGGTCTGACTTGGCGGCGCTGCGGATCTGGCGGATGGGCTTGAGGCAATCGTCAGGCAGGCGGCAGCGGCTGTATTTTCCGGCTTTGTCACTCATGTTGTGCTTGCGGTGCACTTCATCGGTGAGGTCGTCGTCCTTGAGATTGTTGCCGAACAGAGAGAACTTCTGGCGGGCCAGCAGGGTGGTTTGAGTGAGGGGATTCATGGGCGTGGGTTTGGGGGTGTAACTGAAACAGTTTTTTTACATTTGGTAACGAACTGACGCAGACTGTCACCGTGCCGCCGGAGTGGCGGCACGGGATAGCGGACGGGTTAGGGTTTGAAGTAGGCATTGACGCCAATGGTCACCGCCTTCTTGCTGCCATCGGCAGCGGTGTATTCGGCGGCATTTTTGGCGGTGTCGCTGGCGAGCAGGTAGGACTTGCCGGACGAGGAAATCTTGGGCGCGTTCAGGTTGATTTCGATGGTGAGGAGGTTGTTTTTGATGCTGGCTTTCATTGGGTGGGTTTGGTTTGGGTTTGGGGAAAGGATGAAGGGTGGTGTTACCATTCCATGAGCAGGCCTGTGCAGAAGCCGAACTCTTGGTGGCGGATGTTTTCCGCGACTACAGCAGCAAGGCTGGCGATGGGGTCGGCGGTGGCTTGGATGAGGTAATAAGCCTGCTCCACACTGTCGAATCCCGCCTTGGGATCGAATAGGCCGAGCCGCTCTTGCATGACTTGGGTGATGCGCTCTGCGAGGGCATTGGTTTGATCATCCTGTGCTGCGATGTCGCGCAAATGGATCAGTGCGTCGATCATGGCCTTGTCCACCTCGGTGAGGGTGGGCGCTTCGGGCGCAGGGACGATGGCGGTGATGGGTGGTTCCGGTGCAAGGCAGCCACACTCGTCGCCCTCATCTGGATGGGGTGGCACGGGCATTCCGGGCGGGGTGGCGAGGTGCTGAGAGAAGGTGTCAGTCTCGGGGCCATCCGTGGTGACGCACCAGTCGCCGTAATAGGTATCGTCATAGTGGATCAAGTCTTCGATGGCAGAGAGGTAGCCTTCTTTGAAGTTTTCAAAGACGAAGTGGGGTGGGTCGCCGTAGGTGCCGGAGAGGCTTTTGATCGGCCCGAAGGTGGGGCCGACAGTGCCCCAGTCCTCGGGTTGATCGTCGGGGTGGCTGCGGCCGTGGAAGAGATGCAAGAAGAGAGCCATGATGTGGGTGGTGTTTGGGTTTGGGGTGAGTGGTTACCAGCAGAGTTGGAGCAGGCCGTTGGCGAGCTTCCAGAGACCGGACTTGCCGGCATTGCGCGGACGGAGTTCACGGGGTTTCAGGGTGCCGAGGCTGGTGCGGCGGGCGCTGCGCAGGATGTTGGCGGCGTGAGCGCGCACGATTTTTTCATCGCCAATGCTTTCAGGCATGGCGGTGGCGTGGGGGCTGAGTGGGGTGTAGGTGAGTTTCATGGCGTTTGGGTGTGGGTATAAAAAAGCCCGCGCCGCTGGGGAGCGGGCGGGCGGGTTGGGGTTGAGTGGTTTAGGCTTGGGTGCGGGTGCCGAGGAAGCGCAGGTCATGCTGGGATTCCCAGATGCTGATGCTGCTGCGGCCCCAGGCGGATGTGCTGGTGCTGGTTTGGGTGGGGTTGGCGGGTGGACGGTAGGCCAGAGTGCGGGCCTTGAAGGCAGGCACGGGGGCGGGTTCAGGTTGCGGTGGCGGGGTAGGGGCGGGTGCCTTGGCCTTCACGGTCTTGGCCTTGATGGTCTTGCCGGAGTGCCAGACGGCCTTAAGCAGGGGCGGGCCGCATTCCGGCAGGGTGCCGTCGATGGCCAGTTCCCAATGAGCGCGGATGCTGGCGGGTGCCTTGGGCACGGGGGCGGACGGGGCGGGGTCTGCCAGACGGGTCATGAGACCGGCTTTGGTGGCGATCCAGCCACGGGTGAAGCGATCCATGCGGCGGGCGTGGGCTTCACCTTCGGGGGCAAACCATCGCTGCGCTTTGATGGACGCGATGGCGCTGGACTTGCGCAGCTTGCCGCCACGGGAGGCAAAGGTGCCTGGACTGGCCTTCTGTGGGAACAGCAGCACGGCTTTGCCATTTTTGTAGCGCGGGGTGCCATCCGCTTTGATTTCCAGATTCGCATCCGCGAGGTGGGCGGAGTAGGACATGGGAGCCGCAAAGAACTCATCATGGCAGGCGGGGGCGGTGAAGCCCTTGGTAGGCATATTTTCGGGATCAGGGCCGTCATCGGTCGGGAGAAACCGGACGGGGTCGGCGGCAGTTTTAATGGCTGCCCATTTAGCGGCACGGGCCGCAAAGGCTTTCGTGCCTGGACTTGCAAGTAGATCGGATAACATAAGAGGAGCACGCCGAGCGTGTGGTGGTGGGTATGATTCCAGCTTGGTGCCGCAGAGCGGCGGACGGGGAAAGGCACGCCGGGCGTGCTATTCAGGGCACGGACATCCCTTGTGCCGCAGAGTTGCGGACGGTGGCCCGTGGGCAAAAGTCAAAAAAGAGGGCCGCGCTTTTTAGCGCGGCCCTTGATTTTAGGCTGCCTGCTTGAATGGCGCGATGTTCGCGGCAGGTGAAAGCAGGGCTTTCAATTTTTCCGGCGAGTTGCAAAGGGCCGCCAGCATAGAGCGGGCCGCCTCTGCCTGCTTGTCATTCATGCGCGAAAGATGGCCTTTCACAAGCTCGACAAGCGCAATCGCTGAAAGCGTAGCGGCAGGCGCATCAGTGGCGGCAGGCGCAGTGGCGGCAGGCGCATCAGTGGCGGCAGGCGCAGTGGCGGCAGGCGCATCAGTGGCGGCAGGCGCAGTGGCGGCAGGCGCAGTGGCGGCAGGCGCATCAGTGGCGGCAGGCGCATCAGTGGCGGCAGGGAATTTTTCGAGGATATAAGCAATCCATCCAGCGCGAAACTTACAAGGGCCGCTTAAGTATTTCGTGAGCTTTTCAAGCGTAGCCGTGTCTTTTTTGATGCTCGAAAAATAATCTGCCAATGTTCGACTTTCAGCGCGTGAAATTGCTTCATAAGACGCTTGAGGGATGAAAGCTGAAATAGCGCTCAAGACATCCGCAAAAGACTTGCTATCCTCGAAAGCCTTGCGCGTGCCAGTGCCGTATTCCTTCACAATTTCGGCGAGTGAAAGGCCGTTTCTTTGTGCGTGAAAGCGAATCGCTCCAATGTAAGGCAAGCGAGAATTGGTGAACGAATCAAGGGCCGCAAATTCTGCGATTGCGAGCGTCTTGATAGAATCGCCGGAAAGGGATGCGAGTGAAGCCAAGTCGAACTTGGCGAATTCAGGAGCGGCAGGGGCCGCGATAGGGGATTTTTTCATGGGATATTAGAGGCACGCCGGGCGTGCTATTTCGGGCACGTATCTCCCGCCCGTCACCAGTATGGCTTCGGAAAAAACGGAAAGGCACGCGGCCCTCGCTAAGGTTTGACACTTCACAGTGTGAACCACTGTCTAATCTTAGCAGATCACATAACACTATCAACCACTTTCGACACTTTCCCGAAAAATAAACATTCCCGCATTCTAAACTTTCGTGATAACTTGGCATGATTCCTGAATTTGTGAAAGCGTGCCAAGTTTAGAAAAAACTGTCACTAGGTGAAATTTACTTATACATAAGTAAATTTACTAACCAAGCAGAGATGGGCGCGTGTGGCCTGGGATGCGTCCGGCGGATGGCGGCGGCAGGGGGTTAGCGTCCGTGTTCCTGCTGCGCTGCGAGCCAGGTGGCGATTTCCAGAAAGTAACTGGCGCTGGGCTGGACTTTCCCGCTGGCAAAGTTGCTGACACTGACTCTGGCACCTGGTAATGTGAGGCCGCGCTGGTGAACGAGATGGCGGGCCAAGGCGCTCTTGCTGCCATGGTGCCGGTTGAGGTGATCGTTCAGCTCGGTGAGCCAGACATCGTAGTTGGCGGGCAGGGTGATGGTTTTCACGGAAAGGATGAAGGTGGAAGGATGAAGGATGAAGAGGTGAACTGCAAGCGGGATTGGTGACAGGCCAAGTTTGCTGATGAATATCACAGCAGATCATTGGTTGGATACAGCGGTGCGGCGTCCGGTTGTCGGGGGCTCGGCCATGAATGTGCGGCGCTTTCTGGTCTGGCATTTCACGAGTGGAGCCACGGCGGTCTCAAGCATCAACTACTGGAACAGCACGGCGGCCAATGGGGCATGCGCTCATGTGGTGATTGATCGGGATGGCACGATCTATCAATGCCGTCCTTTCAACAAAACCTGCGGTCATGCCGGAGTGAGCAAGTGGCAGGGATTCAGCGGGCTGAACAGTTGCGCCATCGGGATCGAGCTGGCGAATGCGGGGGATGAGACATCGCTGGCCAAACGCTGGACGAAACTGCCGCTGGTGCGTGCGCGGCATCGCAATGGCGGGCCGGTGCAGGAGTGGGAGGCGTATCCGCCAGCGCAGCTTGCGGCCTGTGAGGCGCTGTCGAAGGTGCTGGTGAAACGCTACAATCTGGATGACGGGATCGGCCATGAAGATGTGGCACCAGCACGCAAGAATGATCCAGGCCCGGCCTTTCCCATGCAGGCCATGCGGGAAGCCTGCGGGTTCAAGGGCATGCCGAAACCGTGAAGTGTTGACGCTGCGGTGTGGGCATGGGCATGTCACAACACCTTGAGGTTTACGAGAGTTACACCGGCGCGGAACTGGAGGAGGAGATCACGCGGCTGAAAACGGCGCGCAAGGGTTACCTGAGCCAGTCGATCGGCAGCAAAAGTTACACGCAGGATCTGCGGCGGATCGATGACATGCTGCAAGCCTGCGTTCGGGTGAAGAACGGGAAGGCAAGCAGTGGCAACAGCGTCATGAAAGGGAGGGCGGATTTTTCCGGAGCCTGATGCCGATCCAGGAACTCACGACTGAGGAGCAGGCCGCACGGGGCGTGCGCAGCTTCCTGCTGCAAGGGCAGATGACGCGCTGCCGCGTGGAGATGCAGTGGCAGGAGGAGGTGGACTATTCCGGTGCGCCGGAGTGGCGGGCACTGCCAGCGCCGGGCAATCGGGTGGTGATGGAAGAGCTGCTGGCGCTGCTGGCGGATTTGCGGCCGGTGATGATGGGGAGCCGTTTGGCCGTTTGGCCGGTTGACGCGGGTGGCGTGGCATGGGAAAGCCAACACTCAACCTGTTAGAAAAAGTCATTTCGTATGTGTCACCGACCATGGCGCTGGAGCGCGGTCATGCGCGGCAGATGCTGACTCAATTTGGATACGACGGGGTGAGCGGGGATGGCAGGCGTGGCACCAGCGGGGGCACGCCAGGGCGGAATGGATCACCGGAGAATCCGCGCATGTCGCTGGATGTGGTGAAGCTGATGTGGGAGAGCCGGGATCTGGAGCGCAATTCACCGCTGTGGAACGGGGTGCTGAGCCGGACGACGCGCTACTCGCTGGGCACGATCAAGTGGCAGAGCCGCACGGGTGACAGTGCGCTGGATGCCGAATATGAGGCCTACTTTGAGAACTGGCAGAAGAATTGCGATTACAAGGGCCAGCATGATTTCACCAAGCTGTGCCAGCTTTACCTGCGCTCCATGCTGCGGGATGGGGATGTGGGCGTGCATTTTGTCGATGAAGGCGGTGAACTGAAACTGCAGGGGATCGAGGCCGACCGCATTGGTGATCCGAATCAGGCGGGCAATCAGGGCAACAATGAAGTGCGCGGCGTGAAGCTGGGTGAGCACGGCGAGGTCACCGGATACAAGATTTACAAGCGGAACCGGAACAACCAGTATGACTTTGATCAGGAGGTGGTGCCGTCTGATTTTGTGCTGCTGATGGATGCGGAGCGGATTGACCAGACACGGGGCATCTGCTGGGCGGGCGGGGCGCTGACAGTGCCGCGAGACCTCAAGGAGCTGGATCAATCGGAGATGGATGCCGCCAAGTTTGCCGCCAGCTTTGCCGGGTTCCTGAAATCCAACAATCCCTACAGCAGCAAGTCCGGCTCGGCCTGGGATGGCAAGGGAGCGGATGGCGTGAACAAGATGGAGATGAAGAGCGGCATCATCCAGCGGTTGCCGGAGGGGGATGACATTGTTTTCCAGAATCCGCCAAACCGGCCAAACGGTGCCTACATGGCGTATTATGAGAACAAGATCCGTGAGTTCTCGGTGAAGCTGGACATGCCGTTTGGCTTCATCTGGAATCTGGCCATGCTGGGTGGGGTCACGGCACGCATCGAGGTGAACCAGGTCATGCGCACCTTGAAGCATTTCCGTGAACTGATGCGGCGGAAGCTGCTGGAAGAAGTGGTGGTGCGAGTGCTGCGGCGCGGGGTGGCGAACAAAGACATCCGCCAGCATCCGAAACGCGGTGCGGGCAAGTGGAACTTTGGCGCGGAGATCACGGGTGATGTGGGCCATGATACGTCGGCAGATTTGCAGTTGCTGGAAGTCGGGGCCATCAGCCTGAGTGATCTGGTCGAGGGCAAGCTGGGCGGTGACTTTGAAGAGCTGTGCAAATCACAGGCCCGTGAAATGACCATCCGGCAGGAAGTGGCGGCGGAGAGCGGCGTGCCGATCGAACTGCAAAGCGAGCGGTTCCCGAATGCGACACAACTGCTGGCAGCCATGCAGACACGGGGAGAGCCGGACGCAGAGCAGCCTGTGCTGGATGAAAATGCACCGGAGCAGATGCCGATGGACTCCCCTGCCCCACCGGCCGGTCTGGCGGCAGCGCATGGCAAGGACGCGGTCAAGGGTCTGCTGGACATCATGAAAAAACTGAACACGGGCGAGTTGACTCGCGAACAGGCAGTGACGGTGCTGGTGGCGAGCTACGGCATGGACTTGGCCGAAGCAGAGCAAATCATCCCGAACCAATAACAACCAAACAACCCAAAAAAACCAAGATGGCTGAGATCACACATCGACTTTGTCTGCCCGTGGGCAGTTACATGAAACAGGGCGCTCAGAAGGCGACCATTGAATACCGTGAGCTGGGCGTGCTCATGGTGTTTCAGGACAATGCAGGCAATGAATGGACGGAGGTGCGTCTGCATGTGGATGCGCTCAATCCCGTGCTGGCCACACTGGCACGGGGCCAGATGGAAAAGGGCACCAGCTCGGCGCGGGTGAAATTGTTCGGCATCGACAATGGCCGTGGGGCATCGAGCCGGGCCAAACCAGCGACACCGGCAGAGACGGGGCCGATGAATACGGCGGCACCGAGTGAGGGCGACGACATTCCCTTCTGATCATGAGTGCCGGGGTGAAATCCAATCTGGGCGTGTGCTATGGTGGCGCGCAGGATGGGGCTGAATTTGCCCTGGTGGCAGCGAGTGAGCCGGGCAGTGATCCGCCGTTTGCGCGGCGGGTCATCATCAAGGGGGAGACTTATGTCTGGCATGAGGCCATGAGTCTGCGGCTGGGGCGGCAGGTGTTCGTGCATCAGCGGATTGAAGCTTGGAAGGTGCAGTAGGCTGCCAAGTTGACGTGGAGTGGCCAACATGGCTGACAACTCCAAAATTTCCGGCGGCGACCGCGCGCGCAATGCACTCATCACCGGCACGGCCGGGGCTTATCTCGGCAGCATGGTGCTGGATGGGAAGCATAAAATTCCCAAGGCATTGCAGCGTCTGCTGCGCACACGGCGGCGCACCATGACCGTGCATGGCGCACGGGCAGGCGGAGTGGCTGGCGCGGTGCTGGGAGCCACCAACAAAGGCAAGCGCAGTGAGACCGTGGACAGTGTGGCCACGGGTGGTGACTGGAAATTCAGCGCCTTCATTGAAGACATGGTCTTCAAATCCCTGCCCAAAGAAGTGCAGGGCGAAGTGACGCGCTTTGTCGATGCCAAGGCAGGCACGCCGCTGGTGCATTACGGTATGACGGTGGCGGAACTGATCGGCAAAGCGGATGCCGAAAATTTGAAGTCGGCACGCAAAGCATTGGGCACCCTGCGCGCCAGTCGGGCACGGGAAGAGGTGATGGGCAAGATCAAGGGCGGCAGCAAATACATCCTGCTCATGAACGACCGCATTGTGGACGGGCATCACTTTTTGGCGAAAGCCGAGCGCGGCGCGATCACCAGCAGCCTGAACGTGCTGGATCTGACCCCGGCACGGTTGAGCACAGGGAAGACCACGGAGTTTGGGTTTCTGTCCATGCGCTCAAACCCAGATCGAGGCACACGGGCCACCAACTCAGATCCGAAGAAGGCTAAGTGGAAAGCTTTGATCGGCAGCGTTACGCCTGACGAGGCTAAAAAACTTGAAGGCCAGCACCAAAATGCTGAAGCAAAATCGAAAACGGTGAGGGATGCCCAACTGGTGATCGGCGGTGGCTTGGTTGGTCAAAAGCTGGTGCGTGAGGGGCGGGACAGACTAACTGGCCGCACAACTTTGTATCATGGCACGGACAAAGCCTCCGCGAAGAATATCCAGAAAACAGGGCTGAAATCAGCGGACCGTGCGAAGACTCACGGAATTTCGGATGTGATCATGGGCGGTGGGAAGGAGTCGTTTAATCCGTTTGGCGGCAACAAGGCCGACATGCTCAAAAAGACGCGCAAGGGTGCTTTCTTGTCCCATGAAAAAGGCATGAATGGAGCGGGCCAGTATGCCGCTCAAAGTGCCTGGCTAAAGGAAGGCGGACGCCCACTGAGCGCCGAAGATGTCAAAAAGATCATGGACGCCAAGGATAGCGGCAAAGGGATGGGAAAGGCTGTGGTTACGGCGGTGCGTAAAAAACTAGGACGTGACCTCATGCCGCTCACGCATCGGCACAAAGGCACCGTTTTGAAGTATCGCATGCCGCTGTGGCGGAAAGGATTGCAGAAAAATTTGATGCCGAATCCAGAGGTTGATCAACTGCTTGATCCAGTTGCTTCCTTCATGCTGAAAGACCGCACCAAAGTGATGAAGAACAAAGCACCGGAATCCTACCGCGTTGGCTCAAAGCATTACAAGGGGATGTCGATGAAGGAATGGAAACAGTATATCAAACTGCACCCCAAGCGTGCTGCCGCCGGTGCGGGCTTGGCAGTTGGTGGCGCGGCGATGCTGGCTGGCAGCGGTGTCTATGCGAAGAAGGCATGGAAGGAACGCAAGGCGCGGAATGAAAAGCTCAAAGAGATGTCGGCGCGTTTGAGCCTGACGGCGTTCGCTGACCCCTCACGCAATCGCACGCGGGATCTGCGGGACAAGCTGGGGCTGGCGAAGGATGTGGGCGTGCTGGGCTTGATCGGTGGCGCGGGCTACGGCGGGCACAAGCTTTATAAGCAGGGGCAGAAGGCGGTGACGGAGCTGACGCCTGCCGTGCGCCGCACCCTGGCGCGGGCGAATGTCGGGCTGCGTCAGGCGGGCAAGATTGGCAAGAGCTGGCGCAAGGCGGCGATTAGCACCAAAGAAACCCTGGGCACGGTGAACGATGCCGTGCAGCCAGCGGCGTCGATGAATCGCGGCATTGCCAAGGCGGGTCGCAAGATTGCGGTCGGGGCCAAGAAGATCGGCCAGATCAAGCTGTGGGCGGATGGGCGGAAGCTGACGCAGTTTGAAACCGCACCGAAGCGTGACAAGCTGAGCCGTGCGCGTGACATCGCCGTGCTCGGTGGAGCGGCGGCGGCGACGGCTGGGGCGGGTTATCTGGTGCATCAGGGACACAAGGTGGTGAAGGCGGTGGCACCGACCGTGAAGGACATGAAGGCAACGACGACGAACGTGCGCCATGCCACCCGCATCAGTGCGGATGTCGGGCGGGTGTATGGGGATCTGACACAACCGCTGCGTGAGCCGAAACGCTATCAGGCCAAGGTGCGCGGGGCATTCCGGCGCGGGAAGCGCAGTGCTGCGGCAGCGCCAGCACCAGGCTGGGCGCAGAAGGTGGTGCGCATCGGCAAGAAAATCCGGCTGCTGCAAGTCGGGCCGGAAGGCCAGATGAAGCTGACGCAGTTCAATATCATCGGGGCCGCGGTGGGCACGGTGGCGGGGGCGATGCTGGGCGGCAAGGTGCGGGCACCGCTTTACCGGACGCTGTTAAAACGGAATCCTGAAAAGCCGCTGGGCAAGTGGGCCAAGCGTCGGGCGCGTGCTGGTGCGTATGCCGTGGAAAACGGCATGCCAGCCATCGGCGGTGCAGCGGGTGGCATGATTGGCCGCAAGCAGCAGGAGATGGGGGATCTGCGTGTGCTGCGTAAGTTTGGCAGCAGTGAGCAGCAGGCTGACCTGCACAGCAGCCGCTACATGGACTCCTGGGACAGTTTCATCGGCAAATCCAAGGGCTACCGCAAAAAGGATGTGAACGAATACCATCGCCTGCGGCGGCAGTTGGCGGATCATGAATCAGGCGCACGCAAGTTCGCGCCGGAGACCGTGAGCAAGATCCATGCCAGCATGAAAGACATCGAGGACAATCCGCTGGAAGCCACCACGGGGCAGATTGGGCGCAGCATCATGCGCAAGGCCAATACTGTGCGCATGGTGTCGGAGCGCGGCGGCGGTCTGGCGCATGATGCAGTCAAGCATCTGCGCGGCGACAAGCGTGAGAAGGATGCCTGGGGTCGCGAGAAAAAGCGTGAGTGGGAAAAGCCATGGTTCCAGCGCAAGCGCAATCAGCTTGTGGCAGGCGGGGCCATTCTGGCCACTGGTTTGGCTTACCGCAAGTTCCCGAAACTGCAGCGCGGAGTTGAGGGACTGAAAATCAAGGGCAAGGATGCCGTGAACAAAGTCTTTCCAGACACCTTTCCAGACAAGGGCACAGCCCATGCTGCGGCGATGACGGGCAAACCGCAGAGCACCAGCGCCATGATCGAGGAAGAGGCCAAAGCTCTGGCAGCCAAGCTGGCCAAGGATGCCAAAGAGGCGAAGGCACGCATCAAGGGCTCCAAGCTCAAGGTGGTCAAACCCAAGGCCAGCAGGCCAGTCAAGGGAGGCGACACGCCATCTTTGAATCTGGCGGCGTATTTGGGCAAGGTCACCCGGTTCAGTGATCCACTGGATGCTGGCTGGGATCTGCGGGATGCGCGGGGCCGTTCGGCGCGGGTGTTTGCACCGGGCAGTCAGGGCCGTGATCGCAGGCCGAAGGAGTGGTATGAAAAGATCGACAACGAACGCAAGCTCTGGGCGGGTGCGGCACTGGCCGGCACGGGCCTGAGTGCAGCGGTCATGCACAAGCTGGGCGGCAAGAAACTGGTCACTGCCACAGAGCGGGCGGTGCAGGCTGAGCGAGCCAAGATCCGCAAGGCGCTGCAAGCCGTGCACAAGAAGCGGGCGGCCGCCGGTGGGTCGCCACCGTCCAACATTCGATTCATGCCCAAACCCTCCGCTGGGGCAGCGGCTTAATTGACAACTTCACCCAAACTGACAGACACACTTTTTCCATGAAAACACGCCAACTCATTCAACTCTCCTCCCGTCTCAACGGGGCACTCAACCAATTTGCCCTGGCAGCCAATGCCACCGGGGAATACCCATGGCAGCAGCAGCAGCGTGAAAAGCGCAACCGCCGTGTCGGTGGTGGGATTGTCGCTGCGGGCGTGCTGGGTGGTGCCGGTTATGCCGGACATCGCAGCGTGATGCAACGCGGTGCTGCCGCTGGTCCGGTGCGCGCCGGTGATGCCTACAAAGCCGTGGGCAATGAGGCGCTGGACAAGGTGAAGACGGCTGGCGCTGCCGGTGCGGCCCGTGCGGCGACCTACGGCAAGAACGTCAAGGGTGCTTATCAGGGTGCGCGTGCTGGCACTGCGGGCCTGGGTTGGAAGAAACCCGGCATGGGTGTGGGTAAGGCGGCTCTGGCAGCCCTGAAAGGCGTGCGCTTTGGTGCGGCGCAGCGTTTGGTGGAACTCGAAGCGCAGTTGGATGACGTGCTGGTGGAGTTTGGTTCCACTATGAAGCATTTGGTGGGTGACGATGAGCGCAAGAAAAAAGCTGCGCGGATCGGTGCCGGGGCAATAGCTGTCGGTGGGGGTGCTTTTGTAGGTGACCACGCCATCATGAGCGCGGCCAAGAAGAAATACGGATTCACTCCGACCCGCGCCAATGCTTACGGCGATGCCGTCACCAGTGGCATGCAGGCAGGAAAGCGCGGTCTTAAAAAAGGCATGGCTCAAGCATCTTATCATGCCGAGCCAGCCCTGCGCAAAATCAAGGGTGCGCTCGGTCTGCGTAAAGTCGCGGGCAGGCTCAAGTAAGGTTCATCCTCCATCCTTCATCCTTCCTCCTTCCTCCCTCATGACCTCCTTCTCCCGACTCTCACGGCTGCTGACTCAGTTTGAAAAACTGGATCTTGGTTACACTTATGACGACAGTTATGGCTGCATGCCGAGTCTGAGTGATTCCAAAGCACCGAAGATTCAGTATCCGAATCTGTATGTGAATCGGGTGAAGGATGATGTCATGGCGCTGCCGGAGACGGGCACGGCGCTGGTGGAATACAAAATCACCGGCCGCAACATGAACCAGCGTGATGGCAAAAAGAAGTATGGCATGGATGTCGAGATCCGCAGCTTTGACCCGCAGGCCGGGGCCAAGGTGCTGGCCAAGGCTGGCAAACCCGGCGCTGCCAAAACCCTGATGCTGAATGCGCGGGGTGAGGTGACGGAGTTTGCGGGTGGTTACATGAACACTCATGATGGAGTGCAGAAGGAGCGTGGTGTGCTGGCGCATTTGAAACGCAATGCGGCTACTTATGCCAGCATCCCGCTTTTTCTTCCCACGCCTGCTGATGATCATTTAAGCAATCTAATTCCGATGGCAGGTGCTGGGATTGATCGGCTGTTGAGGAAGAATAACAACATCCGCAAAACAAGCCATGAGCCAAAGGTGGACAAGAAGGGTCGTGGCTTGTGGAGGGTTCAGCCAGATGGCAAGGTGATCAAATTCTCCGACCGCACCCGTGATGGTGACGGGCAGTTTGTGGGGGCGGCGACGGGTGGGGCAGATCCGGTGACGATGCGGCAGGCGTATGGCAAGAAGTCGCTGGCGGTGGGCGCAGGTGCGGCGGCGCTGGCGGGTGCGGGGCTGCTGGGTGGCACAGGCGGCGGGCGCAAGCTGGCCAGCAAGGGACTCAAGGTGGCGGGTGGCAAGCTGCGGGATCTGCGTGCGGCGCTGGTGAACAAGTCCAGTGGCGGACGTGGCAACTC